GAACGGTCTCCCCTTGGCCGGTGGACGAGCCTCCACGGTAGACGCCGTGGACCCATATGACGAGCTCCTTCGGAGCTCTCTGCAGCAGTCGACTCTCGTCGATGCTATAGAGGGATTCGAAGGTGGTGGGCTGACCGAGCGTTGAGGAATTCGACCTCTTCGCGGCTGAGTTCATGCTTGCTGTTCCACTGTCGTTCGAGCTTGCTTCCTGCTAACATTTGTGCTTCTCCTCTTGGCTACGTGATTTTGAACTTCGTCCTCTTAATAATAACGCCTCAAGATAAAGGGCCGATTAAGGCGAGATTAGAGGACGATTAGTATCACGTGGCCTTCTGGGTTCATTATAGACTGTCGTCGAGAATGATCTTCGGCAGGAAGAGAAGCGTCGGGATCTTATGCCCCCAGTGCGGTATCGACTCCGCACCTCTCCGGATCGCTCCGGTGTCCTGCCAGCTCTAGACGATGGGGAGCTAACAGCGAGATGTGGAGGACCTACACTCCACACCCCCCGTTTCGCAGCTACTTCATACCGAAGCGATTCCAAATCTCGCCGCGGTGTTCATCGATCTCCGTCAGACGACGATCTGCGTCGCCTTCGGCCAGGCCCATCAGCATCGACTGCTTCAGCGCCCACGATCGATCCTTCGTGCCTGCGATGTAGCTGAAGTAGATGTCGTCCATCTTCTCGATGCCGTCGTCCACTCCTTCTACTCGCTCGAAGCCGAACAGCCGATCTACTTCTGCTTCTGTGGTCGGGAAGAAGCTGACTGCGCCCCATTCGCTCGCCCACTGATCAACGCTGTACCGCTTCGAAAGCGTCTGATTGACTGTCGGGAACATCTTCATGCCCCACAGCTCCTTCCAGACGCTCATGATCTCTTCACGACCTTCAGGAAAGACCGAGCTGTAGAAATCCGTTGCCCACTCGATGACGTCTCCACCATACACTGCGGGTACGCCTTCACCGAACAGTCTCGTAATCTGTCCAGCTGCCTTCACTGCATACGTCGAAAGACCTTCAGTCATGATCGTTGTCTCCTCTAAGCTTGGTAATGTGCAACTTACCCTTCCATTATAGCGTACCAAGCTTAGAGGGACATTAAACGAAGATTAAGGGACGTTAAGACTTCACGTTCTTGGGGATGATCACCATCAGCTTCGGAGGGGTGTTGAACCACTCCACAGGTCGAGGCGTTGCGGGCCTGAGCATGCGATTGTCGCCCACGAAGATGTACCTCGGGATGTCCGTCGTGGGCAGGACCGTGGTGTACCAGCCGGACCCTTCCCAAACGATCTCGCGGAGCTCACGTGTCACCCAGCTGGTGGCAGACGAGTTCGACGTCTCCCAGCAGGTGACTGACACTTCGTGAACGTTCCCGGGCATCCGCTCCATGATCATCTCAGCAGCAATCTGCGAGAGGTTCTCCGCGGTGGTCACCATGCCAATCGGTACGATTCGGCTGACGTCCCCCAACCCCAGAATCTCGGTCAAGGCCAAGCCCTTCTGGTCGAGCTTCATCATGTCGAGGCTGACAGGGTCGACTTCGTTCAAGAACAAGACGGCGTGGAGGTTGCGGACCTGGAGATGGTCGTAGTGAACCAGCAAGGCGTGATCCCACTTGCCGATCGTGTTCGCCATCGCGGCCTTCAGGTCGCCGAAGTCGATCAGGAAGTTGGTCGCGGGGTTGACGACGCCCTTCACCGTGACGTCGAATCGGTAGTTGTGGCCGTGCAGGTGCTGGCACTTGCCGTGGTGAAACGGTAGCCAGTGTGCGGCCGAGATTTCCATCTGCTTCGTGATGCTGACAGTCATAGAAGACTCCTAAAGAAAGCAGCGAGAAAGGCCTGGAGGAAGCACAACGCTGCCAACCCGACCACGATCGCTGAAACGAAGATAAGATCGACGAAGCACGTTCTCATGGCCAGTCGTTGTAAGCGAGAAAGCCGTTTCCCATGCTGTCGAGGAGTTCGACAGCGTTGACGTTTTCGACCTGATCAGCGATCTGCTTCACGATCACATCAGGGCGAACCAAGTCGATCGTCTCTTTCAAGATCAAGGTCGCTTGGAGCTGAGCGGTAGCGAGAACGACCATGGCCATGTCGGAACCCACGTACGCTTCTGGCAGCCGAATCCACAACCGTAGCACGTACGTGAAGTAGTTCCCCGGCACCTCGACACGCCTCATCCCTTCGTAAATCCGTCCACTTTCTTGTGGTGGCATATATCTACCTCTTCAATGATCAAACGTTGCCTAACAAGTCCTACGCGTGTCTCACGCGCTAAGCAAAGCCATCAGTTCAGCCCTGGTTTCCGGTTCGTTCATGAAGCAACCGCGAAGAGCTGACGTCGTCGTCTTCGAGCCGTGGGCCTTGACTCCTCGGACCGTCATGCACGTGTGCTCGGCCGTGATGATCACCGCTACGCCCTTCGGCTCGAGCTGTTCCATCAGGAACTTGGCCGTACGCGAGCCGATCATCTCCTGCACGTTCGGGCCCTTGGCAAACGTCCCCAACGCACGAGGCAGCTTCGACAGGCCGGCCAGCTTCTTGTCGGGGACGTAGGCGATGGTCGCCGTCCCCGTGAATGGGAGGAAGTGGTGTGCACACATCGACTCGAAGCCGATGTCTCGTACGATCACGATGCCCGGATCCTCGCCTTCTGGCACTGCGAAGGTCGTGAACTTCCAAGGCTGCGTGAAGAACATCTCGCGGTACATCCTCACGACACGATGTGGCGTCCCCTGCAGATGGGGGTCCGTGGTGTCCAAGCCCAGAGCGGTCAGCATGCTCTGGAAGTGAGCTTCGGCACGTGAGACGTCGATGACGTCGAGCGTGTCGGGCTTCAAGTTGATAACGTTCGTCATACTCTCTCCAAGCGGTTGGTGACGTGATTCCACTCGAACCTCACGCCTTGGATAGCTACGGAGCCCTGGTCGAGGCCAGTCGGGAACGGCAGGTAGCGGATGATGTCCAAGATCGGCCCCGGCATATGCACTAGCATCCCCCGAAGGGTCCGATCGAGAGCGTCTGGATCCTGTCGACAGACTGCATCGCGGATCTTCGACGCTTCGAGCCAAGTCGGTGCGTAAATGTCCTGCATCAGATGCCTCGGCGACGTCCGTAGATCAAAGCATGCAGCTGAGGCAGAACGCGAATCCGATACGGGGCCGCTACGTCGAGCAGCTCAGAGAAGGGGAAGTGCTCGGTGATCGCCTCCTGCAGCTCCTTCAGCTGGTCGAGAATCTCGGCCTTCAAGACCTCGTCCGACTGGCCCTTCTCGACAGGAGTGCAGACTTGGAAGATGATGTCGACCATCGCCTTCGGGAGAGCCTTGCGAAGCTGACTGTTCAGCTGCTCTTGGACGAACAGCAGATCCGCCGAGTCGCTGATGACGAACTTCAACTGGATGCCGTGCTCCATCTCCGTCGCATACTCGACCCACTCCTTCAGGTTCGGGAAGGGCTTCTGCGTCTTCGAGGATGGGAGCTTCGGCGACACCGACCACAGGATGCCTCGCGGACGGAAGTTCAGCGGCGTATCGGACGGTACGCCCATTCCGGACGTCTCGACCGTCACGTGATAGTGACGCTGCTGAAGACTGCGGATCACCTCCATGAGCAAAGGCATCGGGTGCTCCAGCGGCTCCCCACCCGTCACGACCACATGACGATGGGTCGTCTTGCCGATGATCTCGTTCACCAGCTCGGTCGGGGTGTACTCCGTCCCTTGCGCAGCCTTCCACGAGTACTTCGTATCGCACCACTCACAGCCGACCGTACAGCCGGCCAGACGAACGAAGGTCGAGGGCACGCCAACGAGGGTGCCTTCGCCCTGCACTGCCGGATAGAGCTCGATCACCTTCAGGTGGGCTCCATCGCTAACGTCGATTGCTGATCTCATATGATCACCTCCACACTAAGTGTAACGGACCAAGATTAGAGACGGATTAGCCGGAGACTAGTCTTTCATTTGAGACCAGCGCTGCCCGACTGCGATCTCGGCCTTTAGCGGAACATCGAACCCAGCGATCGGGGGTGTCGACATGACCTGATGAACGACCTCCTTCACCGCATCGACGTAGTCGTCACGAACCAGGAGCATGATCGAGTCATGCACGGACGAGACCACGTAAGCGTACGAGGGGTCGAGGATCTCGACTAGACGAATGATCGCCGTCAAGGTGCAGTCGGAAGCGAAGGACTGGATCGGCGTGTTGACCGACTTCCGTTCCATCGACCCACGCGACCGATTATCCACGAATGGGAATCGTCGACGTCGTCCGGTCGGGCTCTCGACGAACAGGTTCGCATTGACGAAGCGATGCTGGTTGTTGATGTACTTCACGAGCCCGGGGAAGGCGTCGAAGAAGTCCTTCTGGAGAGCGTCCGCCTCCTTCTCGGTCATCGCCTTGCCGGTCGTCTTGATGATGTAGGTCGCTTCCATGCCCTCGAGAAGACCTCGAGCAGATCGTCCGTACAGCAGTCCGAAGTCCAGATACTTCGCCAAGTAACGTTCGAAGCTCGTGATCTGATCCATCGGCTTTTTGAACATCAGCGAGGCGACCCATCGGTGGATGTCACGACCTGTTCGGAAGGCCTCCATCAAAGCATCGTCACGAGAGAACCAAGCTGCCACACGAAGCTCCAGCTGCGAGTAGTCACAGTTGAACAGCTTCCAGCCTTCTGGGGCGATGAAGGCGTGCTTGATCTTCGGCCCCATGATGGTCGGGATGTTCTGCAGATTGGGGTTGCGACAGCTGAGACGTCCGGTGTCCGTTCCGTGCATCTGGAAGTCGGGATGGATGCGATCGTCCTCTCCCAGACGAGTCAAGATGCCGACGATGTACGTCTGGAGCACCTTGCTGATCTGACGGTACTCGAGAAGCTTCGAGAAGAAGGTCTTGCACTCGTCCGGCCACTTACCGAGCTCGATCTCAACCTGGAGAACGTCCTTCTCGAACGACGGTGGGTTGAACTTCCAGACCTTGGCCATCTCGCGAACCTGCTTCGGGGACGACGGGAGGAAATCGTTGATGACCCCACCAGACGCCTCACGAGCCATGACCTTCAACTCCTCGACCATCGCCAGGGCCTGTTGCTCCGTCTCGACCTTCAGCACCTCGAGGTACGCCCGATCGATCGGGAAGCCCCGGAGCTCGATCTGGGAGAAGGCCAGAGCGCCGGGTGTCAACAGGTTCTCGACCAACGGCATCAGACGTTCGGACTCTCCATCGAGCTCGGCTGAGAGGTCCCAGTAGAGCTTCAGCGTACAGATGACGTCCATCGCTAGGTAGGCGTAGAACTGTCCCCAGTTGCGGACGTCTTCCGGCAGAGCGTAGAACTCGTCGAAGTCCCAGTGGTAGTCGGGAATGTCGTAGCGAAGCCTCGACTGGTCCTTCAGCCCGGCCGTGAAGTAGGCTTGACCCTTCTGCTCCTGCGGGATGCCACGTTCGTCCTGCGCGTAGACCATCAGCATCGAGTCGACCGGATGCTTCAGCTTGAAGTCGATCTTCTCAGCCCAGACGCGAATGAACGACATGTCGAACTTGATGTTGTGGAAGACGATCTTGCCCTCGAAGTTCGAGAGGAACGTCAAGATCGACCACTTCATGACCTCGACCATCTCCTTCGGGAAGATGATCCCGATTTCGCCGTAGCCCTCGACTGAGATGCCGAAGCCGATAGCGATGATCTTGTCGTGAAGCGAATCCGTCCCCGTCGTCTCCAGGTCGCAGGAGATGACCGAAGCCGATCTCATCAGGTCGAGGAGGTTCGAACCTTGCACCTTGTCTTCGACGATGAGGTACTCTGGGATCAATCGTTCTTGCGGACGAGTTCGAGAGACAAGCTTCTGGAGGTCGTGAGAGAAGTCCCTGAACAGGTCGGGGTTGCGGAGGATCGCAGCGGGATGGTACGTAGCGATCGTGAAGGCACCGTTGTACATATGTCCGAGCCCTCTCGTCCTCGATACCGACTGCTTCGGGCCGAGGAGTGACAGAGCTGTCGACCCGAGCAGGAGAATCTTCTTCGGTTGGACGTGTTCGATCTCGGCAACCAGACGATCGTGACAACAGGCAATCGCCTCAGCGGTAGGCGTGGCGTTCTCCTCGGGGTGACAAGCGACGGTGTTCGTGATGTAGACGAAATCGGGGTCGACTCCGACCGAGCGAAGGGAAGCTCGGAGGAGCTTCCCAGACGGACCCACGAATGGGATGCCGTTCTTCGCTTCGGTCTGGCCAGGTGCTTCGCCAATCACGACCAGACTAGCATTGGTCGGGCCCGAAGGTCTCGTCCCCGGTCGATCCCGAAGAGGACACTTCTCGCACCCAGCGTATCCCGGTATCATGACGTCTCTCCACACAAGCTTCGATAGACACGAATGTTCGTTCGGAGCAGATCGTCGAACTCGTCAGGCACGGCCTGGTTGAAGAAGTCTGGCGGTCGCTTCGGATACTCGGCATTGAGGTCCCTCGACAGGTCGATCCCGAACATCGCGAAGGTGAACGGTCGAGCCGAGTCAGTCGATCGGATGCGGTGTTCGAACCGTGTCGTGATCTCTTCGAGGATGGTCAACGGCTTCGGCCAGCCCAGCAAGTGGACTTCGGCGTTCAGCCACATCGCTCGAGGCAGGACGTGATCGCGAAGAAAGCTGAGCAAGAAGTTATCGCACGGCCACCAGAGGTCGTTGTAGTCCTTCGAGATGCCGACGGTGAACTGGTTGTGGCAGTCGTAGTCGTCCATCCACAGTCGAGCTAGCCCGACCATCTCCTGGAGGCAGCGAACGAGCTCCTCTGGAGTGTTGCCTTGAGGGACGATCATGAACTTCGGCAGGCTGACACGAATGTCAGTGTCACGTGAGACCTGGATCATCGTCCCGACGGCTTCGAGAGACCGTCTGCAGCCTTCGATCGTAGCGTCAGCGTCGAAGAGCGTGTCGGGGAGGACGACTTCCGAAGCCCCGACCTGGGATGCTTGAACGAGGAGACGTTCGATCTTCTCCCCGGTCTTCATCTCGTGGGCGGAGTTATCCAAAATCAGATAGGTGCCTCGCTGCCGCTCCTGTCGATAGAAGTCGCGATGACCCGGATCGACTAGGTTGTGGCTCAGCATCAGGTGGTAGGGTTGTCCGGTCGACATAGCGAGGTGAGGTGTCGTCGGAATGATTACGGATTTCATACTTCTAGTATATCCTCTTTGCCTTAGAGCGGACTTAAGGGAAGATCAAGGTCTGATTAGGAACCTGGCCTTCGTGGTGGATCGTGATGAGCGTGTCGACGATCGACTCCATTCGCTTGAAGGCGGACGTCAAGTCGAGAATGGACGCCCACTCCATCAGCCGACCGAAGAGCTTGATGTTCTCCTCGATGTCGGGCTTGTCGACGATCAGGAACTCACACTCGGGTGACGGGTGGTACCGCCACGACCGAGACATCCCCTGTTTCGTGATCCGGACGAACTTGCGGTCGTTCCTCATCTGCTCGGCGACACGCATGTTGTAGGACGTAGCGCAGCCAAGAGGCGAGCCTGTCTGCCAGAGGTCGCAACCCAGACCACCGCCGGGACGGATCGGCTTCAGGAACGAGCAGTACGGTGAGCCATCCTGCTCACGGGCTTGATGAGGAGGACCACGTCGCTTGCCCTTCGACATCACGAGAATCTTCTGCCCGTTGACGTCGATCGTTCTGGGCTTGTCGAACAGGTCCTGATGATCGTCCGTCATCGTCGTCCAGGCCGACTCCTCGGCTAGGTAGTCGAGTGTCACGGAGAGGACTGCACAGCAGACGAAGCAACCGTCAACGCACGTGAACTGACGGAAGAACGAGTTCGTGATCTCGACGGGGAGCCTTCCCTCCCCGTCGGTCACGAGCTTGCCGTCAAGACGTACGTCACGATCGCCCAGCAACGACAGCCACCCGATCATGCGGGGTAGCGAATCGAGAACGAGGGGATCGACGACTGACATCTCAGATCACTCCCTTCGCTTCGAGCAGACTGATCGCGTAGTCCAGTCCGCCCTCTTCGTATTCGGTCGGATCGTCGACGCCGGCGAGGATGAAAGCCTCGATGCGTTCAACGCAGGTGCCACAACGACCGCAGTGCTTCTCCCCGCCCTTGTAGCACGACCAAGTCAAGTGGTACGGCACTCCCAACGAACGGCCGACCTTGACGATGTCCGCCTTCGAATCGTTCATGAACGGCGTCCACAGACTGACTGCTTCGTCGTTCCCGGCCTGGAGCGCCAAGTTCGCCTGCTCGAGGAACTCGGGACGACAATCGGGGTAGATGAAGTGGTCGCCAGCGTGAGCGGCTACACCGACAACACCGCCGCCCTTGGCCACAACCAGACCTGCCGCGATCGAAAGCAGGATCATGTTCCGATTGGGGACGATCGTCTGCTTCATGTTGTCCTCGGCGTAGTGTCCCTCGGGGACCGGAGCGCCGTTCAGCAGCGAGGACATCGAGCCGCGGTTGTTGAAGAGCTTCCCGACGTTCGTCAGGTCCAGCACCTCGTGAGGGACGTGATAGTACTTGGCCACGTCCGCTGCGGACTTCAGCTCACGTGCGTGACGCTGGCCGTAGTTGACGGACAACGCTGTCACGTGCTTGAACCGTTCGACCGCTAAAGCCAATGCGGTCGTGGAGTCAAGTCCTCCGGAGAGAAGGACGACTGCGTTTTCCTTACCCGGGTTGAAGATCATTCCCATCCTCCTTCTTGGTCCAATGAGCGATGACGTCGGTCGTCACGCCACCCCGAGCCTTCTGGGTGAGGTAGACGATGACTTCCCTCGCTTCCAGTGCGACGCCGATGTCGGAAGCAATCTTCGCGGCCAGCACCTCGGCGAAGATGCCTTGGTCGCGATACGAGCCGAGATACAGCTTGAACGTCTTCGTCTCGACGATCCACTTGTCGGGACGGTAGGCCACCTGAACGGAGTAGAAATCGGGCTGTCCGGTCACCGGGCAGAAGGCGATCAGCTCCTCGGACTTCAACGTGATGTTGGTCACGAGCTTCGGGGCCGAGATCCGATCGAAGCCTTCGAACTCCGAGACCTTGTTGCCGAGAGCTCGGAGCTTGTCCGGGTACGATGTGGTGTTGCTTGTCACGCGCTTGTCTCCTCAAGAGGACCGGGGCCCCTTACGGAGCCCACGGTCAATAGTCGAAGGGGTCTAGCGGAGCTTGAGGCCGCCAGTAGCAGGACGTGCGGCGGGCTTGGCACCGGCTGCACTAGGAGCGGTAACGGCCGGCGTCTGCACGACTAGGGGCTTGGCCGACTGTGCACGATCGAACGCTTCAACAGCGGTGCGGAGTGCCGGATCTTCCGGGCCGTAGATCGTGGAGACCTGCGTCCGCATGCTGCCGTTGTACTCTTCGTTGTAGACCTCGGCCACCGCAGCCAGGCCGACCATCGACGGCTCGACCAAGATGTTCGTGTCGGGATCCACTTCGAAGTTGATGGTGCCATCGACGGCGAAGCCCAGGCTCCGCATGATCGCCTTGAGGCGCCACTGAACGTTCGTCTTCAACGACGTCCGGAGGGTGATGTTAGCGCCTTCGTGCTCGCCTTCGGAGACCGTGAGGTTCCACTGCACGTAGAGCGACTGCTTGTCGCTCGCTTCCTTCACTTCGACCTTGCCGATGACCACAGGATAGAAGCCGGGTTCGAGGGTCGACGATTCGTTGACCTGACTGAAATCGATCGAGAAACCTGCCATGAGATAAATCTCCTCTTCGTAACGAACGAATGTAAACGGATGAAACGGACTAGGTGATGTTCAACGCATCGAGCAAGGAGCCGATGGTCGGGTCGGGCAGTAACGACGGCGGCTCCACGCCCATCGCTACACGAGTCTTGGCGCGAATCTTGGGCATGTTGTTCATGACCAGAACGCGGCTGACACTCTTGTCCTCGTTGTCCATCAGGGCCAGGTAGGCCACGCATTCGAACAAGCCGAGAACTTCGTCTGCGAACGAGCCGGATAGTGCCGGCTTCTTGACGAGCCCTTCACGAACGTCCGTCTCTTCCTTGGCCAACGACGTGGCGAAGAAGTGCATCGGGAGATCGCGGAAGGCCCGGACCAAGCGACGCATCTGGACCAGTGCCGAGCCGTAGTCTTGCTGCTCGATGAGCGTCGGATCCTGACGGGTCCGACCTGTGTCCAGACGTGAGAGCAAAGCGGCGATGTGAGCTTCCGAGATGGAGTCCAACGCCACGCTCTTGTACTGATGCTGTCCACGTGCGAGGAAGTCCCGAACCTCGTCGAACTCCTTCGGTGTGGTTACGCGAACGACATCGATGTCCCGACCGACCAAGGAGCTGGTGCCCCCTTCGTAGTCGATCAACAGCATCGGTGCTGTCCGCTCGTCGTCGTTCGCCGAGGCGACGAGACGTGTCTTCCCTTGCCCGGAAGGCCCGTAGATGAGGACCTTCGCTTTGCGGTCTGTACTTGGTTGTGTAATTTGCATTGGCTACCTTTCGTCACTAGGACCGTGCTGTTTGATTCACCCTATAATTGTAACGTATCGAGCTTAGACGTTCATGAAGGGACGATTAGAGGTCGATTAGTCTCCAGCCTCCTCTTCGAGATCGGCCTCGCTGTCGATCGGGTCGGAGAAGTCCTCGTCACCGTCATCAGCTTCGTCATCGTCGTCGTACTCCTCGAGAAGGACTCCACAGCCGTTGGGACAGCCGTAGTCACCTTGCTTGGTGGAGAACTTACCACAACACGGCGAGCGGTGATTCTGGCTTTCGCTCTCGCTGCGAAGGAACATGCTGCCGCAGCCCGGACATTCGTAGAGCGGATCGACTTGAGGCTCCTCGAAGACCTCTTCGCAGTCCGGACACTTCATCTTCATCGGTCGTTCTCCCATCTCACAAAGCGGTTGTCCATGATCGATTCGTAATCGCCACCCTCGTCGAGCACCTTGCACGGGGCTAGGAACGGGCAGTAGCTACAAGTGAAGGACGACGGCGACGGGTAGCCCTCGATGGAGGGATTCGTGACGATCGCCTTGATGTCACGAAGCTTTGTCGCACATCGCCTCTCGAAGGAGTCAAGCTCCTCGGCCGTACGAGAAGACGCGACACGAGCGAAGTACGACTCCCAACCACGATCCTCGAGCTCCCGGAGGACATCAGCGTAGTCAGCTTCGTTCAGACCCATCTCGGTGATCTTCGATCGGTACAGTGCAGCCGTCGTCGACTGCCCCTTAGCACGAGATAGACCGCCACTCTTCAGAACGGCCGGCTCTTGCGGCATCGCCTTGATGACGACGTTGTAGACGACCGCCTCGGGAACCTCGCCGTAGAGCTGTCTGACCGCCCAGCTGTAGGCGGTGATCTGCTCGTCGACGTCGAGGCCCGACAACGTCGGCTTCGACCCCATCGTCTTGTGATCCACGACCAATAGACCGCCCGTAGGGGCTCGAAGGACGAGGTCGATGCGACCCGACAATGCGTAGTTCGGGTTCGACGGGAGCTTGATCTTGAACGGACGCTCGACGGTGATGACTTCGCCGTTCAGTCGCCACTCAGCGTCGTAGATCGTGTAGTTGTAGACGTACGCAGCTGCTTCCTCCGCCTGACCGATCAGCAGGTTGTAGACATCGCTGAACGGGAATTGGTGCTGCAGCTTCTCACACTCCGTGGTGACGTACTTCTTCATCGCCGCTTCGGCCGCTTCGTACGATCGGTCGTGGCGATAGTACGCATCCAGGCCAGCATGCACGACCTGACCAATCCAGAGAGGCTTTGGTGGGATCGCCTGACGCCAGATGCGATTGAACAGCCACTGTCGACGACAGCTCGAGAAGCCCGAGATGTCCGAGACGCTAGCTTTGAACGGTTGCGGTGTCTTGTCCGACATTGATCAGCCCCTTCGTGAACTGATAGTAGGCGCCCAAACCGTAGGCGTCACGTTGATGAATGGACGGCAGGTCGGGAATCGTCCGAGTCGCCATCACGGGCTTCCACGTCCCCGGGCCGATGAGAATGGCGTCGGGGAACCACGTCTTCAGGACGGTGACGATGCGAGCCAGGACGGGCTCGACCTTCTCCGGCAGACGCTCCATCACGACCACGTCAGCTAGGAGAGCGGTGGTCGTCAACGACGATAGTGCATGCTCGCTCAGTGTGTGAGCTTGAAGGACCGACCCATCGCTGTCGAGGAGAACGACGCCTGTCGAGATACCGGGATCGATTGCGAGAACTCTCATGTCAGGAAGTCCTTGATCAACTGGTCGTTTGTCAAGCGTTCGAGACTGAACGACTTGTCTGCGAGATTGTCGATGATGCGGGCTTCGATCGAGTCGGTCGTCACCAGCTTCATGACGACGGGCGTATGATCGAGACCGATGCGATGAACACGGTTGACGCTCTGGAGCAGGTCGTCGAAGTTGTACGTGAGGTCGAAGTAGATCATCGTCCAGGCGTTCGTCAACGTCAGCCCGTACTTGCCTACCGACACGCCCATGATCAGGAAGTCGAGACCGTTCGCTCGGAAGCGATCGAGGATCGCTGCACGTTCCTCTTCGGTCGTCTCGCCCATGATCATCTCGACGTCTTGTTCCTCCCCCACCAGCATGTCGTAGATCTGTGTGGTCGTGGCGATGAACCGCGTCCAGATGATGCACGGCGTCTGGATCATCCCTTCTCGAACGAGACCTCGCAGAGCATCGAGCTTGGCTGAGTCCGGCTCCGAGGAGACTGTCCCGAGCGAGCTCGCCACTTGGCAGAGACGAACGAGCTGAGCGATCTTTGAGGCCACGGGCACCTGTCGAGAGCCGAGGTCGAGGATGAACTCGTCCAGGACCTTGTCGTAGACTTGACGTTGGCGCTTGGTCATCTCTACCCACACGGTCTCATACGCGAGATCGGGGATATTAAGACCGGCTTCTTCTTTCGAGACCGATAGCAAGATGTCCGAGAAGTCTTCGCGAGGCTCGATCGCCGGATTGGAACCGACGACGACCGTCCCGAAGTTCGTCTCCTGGACGATGCAGTACTCGTTCACGAAGCGCCAGTAGCTCGAGAAGCCTGACGGGTTGATCAGATTCAGCTGACTCCAGAGGTCGCTGATGTCACGAGTGATCGGAGCACCCGAGAGGAGCCAGAGTCGCTTCGTCTTCGATCGAATCTTCTTCAGGGCCTTGAACCGCTTCGTGTCGCGATTCTTGATCATGATCGACTCGTCGACGATGATGAGATCCCACTTGCGTTCGAACAGGTCGACGTTCCTCGTGAAGAAGTCGTAGTTCGTCACGAACCATCGCGAGTCGAACTTCCCCTGTCTTCCGCGAACCTCCTGTGTGGAATCGTTACCCCTCGTCCACTTCTTGATCTCGTGACGCCATGTAGGCAGGAGCGTCAAGATCGTCACGACCAAGATCTTCTCCGCCTTGATGGCATCCGCAGCTACGATGGAGGTTGCGGTCTTGCCTAGCCCGGGAGCGAACGAGAGGATGCCGTCCCGAGACGTCAGAAAGCCGACCCCGTTGTTCTGATACGGGAACAGACGATCGTCGTAGTTGACTTGACACTCCCGATCCCAGACGAGACGTACGACGTCATTCGTCATGCCCAGGTCGTTTGGGAAGCGTCGACGAATCTGCTCGATCGAAGCATAGGTGCGAGGGAGCGTAAAGCTCCCCGGTACGACTTGCTTGCCGCCCAGGGAGCTCAGCACCTCACGCTGGATCTTCGTTCGAACGTCTTCGATGACTAGATGCTTCGGCGTGAGGGAAGCTCTCATTCGCTCAGGTCGACTCCTTGCGTGAAGATCTCCTCGACCGTGATGGGCGAGGGATGGCCTGGCATGTCTCGACAGTTGAGAACGGATCGGAGAGACGACAGCATCATGATCTGCGTCACGAGGAGGCTCGAGAGAGCTACTCCGACCGCCCAAGTCGGGCTGCTGTCCGTGACGTCTGTCCGCTCCGTCCCGATGGGCGTGATCGACAGCTCCATCAAGGCCTGGGTCAAGTAGACAGCACCGTCGAGAGCTTCTTGGTACGCCTCCTTGATCGCGTCAGCTCCGTCGTACGGCCGAAGCGGGACGCCGTACTTTTGCAACCCGTACTCCGTTCGGGCCTGGACGTCGGCCAGGATCTCGCCGAGAAACGGCGGCATGACCTTCTTGAGAGTTGCGTCAAGAGCTTCCACAACTGCTGGAAGTGTAGGATTGTCGACTGATCGAGAGGGCGTGTTGGTCGTCGTGTAATCTGGCATATCAATTCTCCGAGAGGACAAGGCCTAACCGGAGGTCGTCCGGTTAGACCGACTCTGCTGGGTAGGTTACTTGGCCTTCTTGCTCTTCGACGGGCGCTTCGGTGTGGAGACGAACGACGGTACTACAAACTGCGAAGGGTCGTTCATGTAGTCGACCATCGCCGTGAAAGCCTTCTCAGCGATCTTCGCCCGCTCGCCGACGATCATATCGAACCCAGCAGCTGGGGAAGACGACCGATACTGCTCGAGCTCACAAGCAGCGTTAAACAGGCCCCAAGCGGTGCCCTTGGCTGCGGGAGTGTCCTGACCGACGCCTGCGCCTTCGTAGACTGCTGTCAGCTGCTGACGACGGAGCTTCGCCTGAGCGAGGTACCACTCGTAGTCCTGCATCCGACGAGTCATCGTCTCGATATTCGGGTGATTGCCCGGAAGGTTGGGATCGGCGTAGATCTTGGCCGCGATCGATTCGACTGCACCCTCAGCGATCTGCGTCTGGGTCATCCGAACGAAGATGTCGCGAATGTCCTCGGTCTTCTTCTCGACACGTCCCATCAGCTCCGTCATCCAAGCGCCGAGGTTCTCAGCAGCGCTGTCGTCGTGGCGAATGCGGTAGGTCTCGCTCGACTGTCGCTTGGCAGTCATCAGCGTGTTCTCACAGACCGCACGGACCTGCGTGATGCGAATCGACAGGGCCTCACCGCCGGTGTAAGGCGAGATCGTGAGCATGTAGTTCTCGACCTCGTCACCACCAACGTCGAAGGTCGGAAGCTTCGTGCTGAAGAAGAAGGTCTCGCCGTTGCCGAGAGCTGCCATCGTCTCGATCGGAGACTTGACGTTGTCGTCGTAGATCTGACAGAGCGTCGCAGGGTCGATCAAACGGTACTCATCCCCGACCACACCGAGCAGCTTGAACTCGTCGTCATCCGGGACTGGGTGACGGAAGATGCCACGCTGCGAAGTTGCAAACCGCCGTCCCTCGACTTCAGCGAAGAGAGGTTCCAACGAGAGTGCGTACGGCACCGTACGGGCGTGGGCTTCTTGTGCGCCCATCGGAACGTCCGACACGAAGCCGAAGCGGTGCCACGCCGGCTTCCTGAAACTGTAAAACGCTTTCCCGAACGCGATGTTGTCCATCTGAATGCTCCTTGGTGACTGCTTGAACGAACCATCTACCTCCTCATTATAACGTCTGAACCTTAGACGCACCTGAAGGGGAGATTAGAGGACGTTAAGAGTCTCTCGAGATCAGAACTTGCCAAGGAGTCGGAGGATCGCGAGGCCGATGCAGCACATCACGATCAGTACGGGGGTGACTTCACGAGGATCAGAGACGAGACGTTGAATGGTGCGCATCACGTTACCTTTTACGACGACCGAACAGCACAAGACCGAACATCAAGACAACGACGATCACTCCGACGATCACCGACAGCGACCACTGGATGGCGTGAGTTACGCCATCGACGATGTCACCGACCGGGTTGATGTCGGGCACGACCACTGCATCAGGGGAAGCGCCCGGGAGGAACGACGCAACCCACAGATCGAACCCTGTCAAGTAGACAGCGAGTCCGACGATCACCGCGACCAAGAGCATGATCAACAGCTTCGTCGGGAAACGCCAACGACGCTTCCGCTTGTAGCCAAGCACCGACTGGAAGATGGTCTCCGCTCCGATCGGTGCTCGAACTGCTAGTCCGCCCGTCTCGGGGTCGGGTCGAGTATCGAACGGGAAGTTAGCGCTCGACAGCTCCCTCAAGAGCCAAGCGACTCGTTCGGGAGGTACACGTACGATGATGACTTCGCTCTGCATAGCGCCTCCTACTTGCACGTCCCGTCGGGCTGGAGCTGCTGCGTCTGGTCGAGGCAGAATCGAGCGCCATCGACCGGCGAGACGTAGACAGCATTACGATCGCCGTTGACGTTGTTCTCTGTGGTCGTGCTGGTTGTCACGGTCGTGTCGTCGCCGATGTGGATGGTACAGGCGTTAGCGCCTACGCAGTCGAAGTTGTTAACGTCACTCCAGAGGTTGAGCTGATTGTCGCTCATGAAGTCGTTTCCCGAGAACACTTGGGCGGTGTCGTTCCCGGGAGCGTCTGTCGTCTTCTTGGCCGTACGGAGAGCAGCCACGACCAACAGACAGATGAGAAGTGCAGCAAAGAGAGCGAACAGTGCTCCACAGCCTGATCGAGATTCGTCCACGATGCGATCTCCTAGTCTTCTTCAGGGAGCTTCTTTCGTTTGCTCCCGACGTCGGCTAATCGCCTCAGCTCCTCTTCGGGGTCGTACAGTCCCTGCTTGAACAGCTCCCAAGTGTTCAACAGCGTGATCCACTTGTCGAAGCTGACTCTCGCTCCCTTCTCGTCACTAGAGAGCTTCTTGACAGCCAACGGAATCGAGTCGGTTGCCTTCGGGCTATGATCGACGACTTCCTTGCTTAACGTGCCGTCAACGTTCGTTACTTTGTAGCTCTTCGTGTTTCCAGCCATTGCTTGGGTCTCATCTCAGTCAGGCCCGACGCTTCGGATTGCTACCGTAGCCATTTCTTCACTGCACATCCAGCCCTGTCGGGCCTGACAGGTGTGATGCACCTACAGTCTTTTCCGGTCAGACTTGGTTGGTGCGTACGTCCAGGGGCTTTGTCGTGGACCTGGCACACAGCCCCTTCTTCTCTAATTATAACGGATGCCCGAGGTGAGAAACCTTAAAATCAGATTAAAATTTGTGACCCCTCACTCAAGATGTCGTTCGCATCGACCCCCACACTGACCGCACCGAACCCCATAGCCCCTCAGGGTCGACGATGCTCAAAGACAAAGGAAGACCGTACCTCGCGGTACGGCCTCTTCGGTGCTACGACGACTACCGGATCGCCTTGCACAGTGCCATCTCTCGTGCCTGCTCCTTGCTGAAGCCGGCGCTGAAGTAGCTGCTCGACCACATCCGCTCCTCACGCTGTCCGTCCTCACGTTGCCAGGTCACGAAGACGCTTGCCTTCATCTGGTAGCTGAAGCCGACTTCGTCGTACTGCTCGGTGTAGATGGTGCCGCTGACGTCGCGGTAGGCTTCGCCGTCTTCCCAAGCTACACTCACGAAGTCGATCACGTTGTGATTGCCGGTCCACCGCTCCGTGATCTTCAGGTTCTCGAGGAAGAACTTCGAGGTCCCCATCGCCAACGTGCTTGCGATCGACCGCTCCGCTTCGTTCCGGATGAACTGCTTCGTGTACTCTTCTGCTTCGGCCTTCGCCTTCGCGAGGACTTCGTCGTTGTGGCGATTGAGGACTTCCAACGTCTCATCGGCGATCCGCTGGTGCCATCGATCCGCAACCTGCAGTGCCAGCATCTTGCCGTACCAGGGGTTCGGCGTCGCCTGACCGTCCTCGTGCAGGAGCACCCAGAACCCTGCAACGTTGCTCTCGGGGTGGCTGATCTGAGCGCTCATCGTGCCATCCTTGTGGATGTTCTTGATGGTCGCGATCAACAGCTTGCCGTTCCGGATCTTGATGATGACTTCGTCGTTGCGCTTCATGACTTGCTCTCCTCTTTGCTATCTGCTTGAAAACCACCGTCCTCTTAATTGTAACGGACGCAGATTAAGCACCCATTAAGAGAAGATTAGAGGACGATTAGTGTTCACGTGTCTCTAGAGGAAGCCCCCTCCTCCCGCTGCTACTACTGCTGCGAGTGCGATCAGCCCTACGATCCCGAGGATCACTAGACAGCCCCACGGGATGCCATCGGGATCGCCTTCGACTGGTGCGTTGTTGTTGAGGTCGCTCATCGTCGCTGCTCCTTTGTGATAGGGCAGGGTCGATGCTATCAGTCCGTCAGCTGGTCGGGTCGATGAGCACCGACGCCTGGACGAACGTTCATGTTGCGTCCATCCTCGTAGCCCTGGCTGTAGGCTCCGCGGTTGCTGGAGTTCATCGTCAGCTCCACGTTCCGCGTTCGTGGGTACGTCTTGTTGATGAACGTGGTCACCGCGGTGTTGCGAACCACGACCAGAGCAGTGACTTCGGTCGAGTCGGTCTTCTTCATCTCGGCGAGCTTGATGCGGAGGCCGTCGACAACGCCTGCCACGTACGCCATGCGCCAGACCTTCGGGTGGTCACGGCCGCTGATGCCTCTCATCGACTCGATGCCGTGCTCTCGCTTGAACTCTTCGGTGTGACGTCCGGTCGCGTAGTACGCCATGTCACGGATTCGCAAGCGGAGCTGCTCGAAGGTGTAGGTCGCGATCTCGAGATCCTCCTTCGTGCCGAAGAAGAACAGCTTGAACTTGTTGAACAGGCAACGGCAGTTGAAGGCGTCGGCGACGATCGCTCCCAGCTCCGTCTCCCAGATCTGTCGAGGCGTCTGGATGTTGGGGACGTGCACCTCTTCGATCCTCGACTTCTCGGTCGTGTACATCACGTCGCCTTCGGACAGCTGATACTCTAGCATCAGCTCACGAGCCTTGGCGAGGGCCGAAGCAGCCTCGTTAGCGTTGCTGCTCTCCGTCAGGGCCATCAGCTTGGCGATCTTGGCTTTCACGGTCTCGAGATTTGGCGTTGTCATTTGGCTGCTCCTTTGAAATGCTTCTCCCAGTACCTGCGGAGTGCGATTGGTAGTGCGTGCTGCATCACTTCTCCGTCGTCGTCAACCAGCTTCACGACCACCCAGAGTCGTCGGTTCTGGCCGTTGAGCTTGATACGAAAGTCCGGGTCGTCCGTGTGGTCGTATCGGACGTTGGCGAATGGCCAGGGCCGAGGCGGCTCGATGTGAGGGCCGATGAGCTTCGCTAACGTCTCGAACGACCCTCGAACGTGTGCGGAGCTTCCGAGCTCTCTGGCCATCCAGGGAGCGATCTGCGTCTGAATCGGTGTGTCCTTCGTGACGAGAATTGCCATCTTAGCCTCGGCGAGCTCCACGACCTTTGGGCATCGGCAGGACGATTGGCTTGTCCCAGCCGAGAATCCGTCGTGCTTCCTCGTCCCAGTCCTGCTTCACTTCCGAAGCCAGTGGAAGAACCTCTAACAGCTTCACAGCCGTTTCGATCTTCATCTGTTGGTCCTTCGCTAACTTCAATGCCTTGCGGAACTCTTGCACTGTCATCGTCGTCTCCTCTTGCTGCTTCATAAAAATGACCGTTACACCTTAATTGTAACGGTCAAAGACTAGGGACACATTAACGACAGATTAGAGGACGATTAGCTGATGTGGTTGTAGTAAGCGAGCAACGCTCCTTCCAGGTCCGCCTGCTTCCCGTTCATCTCCGGCACCCACATCTTCACGTTCGCGGGCATCGGCACCTTGTTGAACTTCACGTTCTGTCCCTTCGCTACCAGCTTGACGCCTCGAACTAAGAACGGTCCGTAGCGACGAGCGATGGTGTCGAAGCTGCTGTTCAGCCGATTGCTCGTCATCCCCATCGCTCGCTTCATCTCGTCTGTGACGATGCACTCGATCCGTGTGTCCGTTCGCATGTTGTACATCGCTCTCAGCCTCCCGCCTGCATGATGATGTAGATGGTGCCCAAGACGATGACCAGTCCGAGCAGTGCGAAGATCGTGCTCCAAGATGCGGGCTTCTCCTCGACCGGATTGTTGTCGATCCGAGCCTGAAGCTCCTTCGCTGTTCGAGCAAGCTTCTCCTCTAGGTCGCGACGAATGGGATCCACGTCAGTTCCTCCGTATCTCGCCGACTTGGCGAACGCCTACTGTGAACGCTAGGGCCTCGAGGACCCCGATCCGATCTGCGACGTCTTCCATGACGTCGTCTTCTTGGGTCGGGATCGCCGTGCCGCCACGACCGTAGATCCAGCGCCAGTAGTGACACCGTGCGATGAGACGACTCATCGTCATCTCCATCGTGGCCATCGACACCGGTAGCTGGAGAATATCACTCGCTTGAACCATCAAGGCCACAACGTCCTCCTGCGAAGACCAAGGCGACAAATCGATGTCCTTCGACACCACGCCGTCGATCGATCCAGTCGCTTCGTCGAAGTACAGACGGACCGCATCACCGATGACCTCGTCGTCGAACAGTGAGTCGAACGATGCGGAGCAGTTCTGACACCGTGGTTGTGAAGCGTCAGTCGGTAAGCAGCATCGGGGGCACTCCTTCCACGTGATGTGGCCGATCGGCTCTCCACAACCAGGGCAGGTCTCCGTAGGCATCTCGTCCTCGAAGATCCAGCGATTGCATTCCGGGCAGATGCACCCGAGCGGTTCGAACTTCATGATCCCTCCTCGAACATCCGATTGATGATGACGATGCCGATGAGCCCGATGACGACTTTCGCCGCCACCGAGGCCCAGAAGTAACCCGGCACGTAGGTGGATCCGACGATCACGCCTAGTGCGAAGAATGCTGTTTGCTGATGTGTCACTAGCGGTTTCCTCTCCCGTAGTCTTCCTCAAGCGACTTCATCTCGCTCTGGTAGTTGCGTCGAGCCTGATGGTAGATCTCCTTCGCGGTGACGTTCGCGAGGACGTCGTCCTCCGTGTGGTAGCCGAAGTACTCGGGCTCGGGAATGAACTGAGTGCCGAACTGACGTCCGATCACCCGGACCAGTGTCCGCTCGCCGGGAGCAGGCGAATAGCCCCGCTCTTCGATCGGATACGCACGCTCGCCGACTGCTACGGCCTCGCTGTAGCGGTTCACTCGACGAGTGTCCCGAACCAGACGACGGGGTCGCATCAGCGGAGTCGTCTTCACCCACACGACCGACGAGCTGTCGGAAGCGTAGTACGTAGCTCCGGGCTCGAGCACCACCATCCCGTAGACCGCTACCACCTGCACTGCGGCCAGGCGGAACTCAGCCTTGTCGGTGATTCGGAACACCTGCTCCGCACGCTCGATGGCTTCGGGCAGCTCCGTGTAGACCTCGACCTCGTCGAGAATGCCACCGTCGACGGTGTACACGACGGGCAGCTCCAGGTCGGTCTCGACGGTCATCTTGCTTGTGTCGATTTTCATGATTCGTCTCCTCTTGCACTTCGTTGATTGAACCTCGTCCTCTTAATTGTAACGGACGCAGATTAGACCCACATTAGGCGAAGATTAGGGGACGATAAGAGAATGTGACACAGCGGGACCCCGACGGTGACGAGTCGTCGAGGCCCCTGAGCAAAGAGGAGAGAGGTGATAGCGAATGATGGTGTCGAGGAATACCTCGACCTTCTAATTGTAACTCCGCGAGATTAGTATCAGATTAAAGACGTCTAATGAGTTGCTAAGAAGGGGCCCGATAACGAGCCCCTTGCTTCCCTACGCAGTCGCCTGGCCGTTGATGACCTTCACGAACCAGTTGTAGATCATGCGAGCCAGCTGGCGGATGTCGTGATCCGTCTCCTGGCCGATCGCCCACTCCTCGAAGCGGAGCTCCGCGAGGAGCTTGCCGGGGTTCGTCTTCTGGTGCATCTTCTCGAAGGGGTTGGGTACCGCGTACAGCAGCACCGAGTACTTGCCATCGCCACCGCTCATCAGTATGCGGAACTCGAGGCCGTCGTTGAACTCGAGCGTCTCCTCGATCTGGTCTGCGAGCTTCTGGCCGGTTGCTTCTCTCATCGTCGTTCTCCTCGTGAATGTGGGGCCCTTGCGGGCCCCTGCTGGTTGACTATCGCGGGCGTCCCGGCTGGCCGGGCATCTCTTCGGCTTCGAAATCAGGGTCGATGAACGCTGTCCAGTCGCTACCGTCGAACAACTTCTGAATCTCGACGATGACCGGCCTCGTCGGCAGGTCCCAGTCGCCTTCTTCGTCTGTCTCGACTTCGACGACCCTGGTGACCTCGACCTGCACTCTCACTACGATTTGCATTGTCATGCTGCCTCCTCCTTCTCGCTCTTCGCGTCTCCCTCGGCTGCGATCTCTGCTACCCAGAAGAGAAGCTGGCTGCGGTCGTCGCGGCCCATCTCCAGGAGGCGCTTGCCTGCGGCCTTGCGAATCTGCCAGTAGAGCTCGTTGCAGTTGACCTTGCCGTTCTCGTCCTTCGTGTTCTCGATCACTCCTGCTGCTAACTTCACTGCTGTTGCCTTGCGGATCATCGTGCTTGCTCCTCTTCGCTCTTCGTTGAAAACCTTCGTCCTCTTGTCCCAAGATAAGCCCCCGATTAAAGGGAGATTAGAGGTCGATTAGAGTCTTCGAGGAGCAAGAAGCCCCTTTCGGGGCTCCCCGCTTCGCTGCTTAGCTGACCTTCGCTCGCGTGATCATCGTCTCCTTCACGCCGTTGAACTCGCTGTGCTCCTTCACGGTTCCGACTACGGTGACGTCTGCGCCTTCTGCGATGTCCTCGGTCTTGTCTCCGCTTGCGAACCACTTGAGGACGTTGCCTTCTGGGGTCACGAAGACGATCAGCGTGGTCTCTCCGTAGTAGCCCTCGATGAGCTTCGTCGACTTCACGACTGCCTTCGACGTGAGCTTCTGACCGACTGCACCCATGAAGTTGGACACCAGCGCTGCTGACTGCTTCGCTTCCTGCTCCTTCCGAGCCTTGCAAGCAGCGTAGATGCTCACCAGCAGAGCCACGTTGCGGGGCTCCACTGACTCGCAGTTGACGATCGCTCGAAGGTTCGTGATGTAGTCGCTGCTGTCGGTGCTCGCCTGGATGGTCGCGATCATCTGCTCCGCTTCCGCTTCGTACTGCTTGTAGGTGCTCAGCACCTTCGTCTGCAACCGCTTGGCTTCCTCGCCCCACGGGTTGCTGCTGAGGACTTCGAACACCCACTCGCTGGTGCTGCGGATGCTGTTGGCCTGTGCCATCCCGCGGCTTGCCCAACCTCGTTCGTGGATCACTGCGAGGCCAAGCTGGACGATCTCCTTCACGCCGTACCGTGGGGTGCCTCGGAAGCCTCGGTTCTCGCTCTCGAAGTCCCGGATGCTGCGGTCGAAGTCGAGCATCCACAGTGCGGGGTAGATGCCGAGGAAGCGCTGGAGGCAACCGCTGCCGACCTGGACCTCTTCACCCTGCTCGTTCCGGAGCAGGTAGGTGTCGCTGCGGCGTCGTTCGGTCTTGCACACGTCGCAGTGGCAATCGGTCGGTCGCACTGTCAGCTCCTGGCCAGGTGCTGCTCTCGTGATCAAACCGGCCTCGGCGTCCCAGGCCAGTGTGGCTACGAACGTCCAGCCCTCGACCTTGACCGAGGGGACGTTCAACGTCAGCTCTACACGCTGCTCCACCATCTGGAGGCCGGTCTCTTCGTCCCGGTACCGCTCTTCGTACTGCTCGATGGTGAACGTGAACCGCTCGACGATCCCGGCCTTTGCCGCTCGGGCGTTCGCCTTGTTGATCCGCTCGACTGCTTCGTCGAGCTTCTCTGCGTTGAAGTGGAATGTCGTCATCTCGTGCTCTCCTCTGCTTGCTTCGCTTAACTACCGTCCTCTTAATTGTAACGGTCAAAGATTAAGCACACTTTAAGTGAAGATTAGAGGACGATTAGTACCCGAGAAGACGTGCTCGATGGGAGCGGAAGGAGACTGCAGCGAGGGAAGCTCGATCACGAAGGAAGGCGATCGGGTGATCGGTCGCGAATGGGCCCTGAGGAGCATTGCGTCGTCGCTTGAAACCACGGCGTCGACCGATAGGCGCTCCATCCATCAACCAATGCACTATATCGGGCACGCACCACCCCAGAAAGAATGCGCGTACATACGCAGAGGCAAGGAGCTCCTTGAAGACATCAGTAAGATGGTAGGTTGATAGCCACAGTCCTCTGGACCACAGCCAAGAATAGAAGATCGCGTAGGTCAACGCGATGAAAGTGCCGAGGAAAGGCAGGTGCGAGAGCTTCGATCTGTGCGGTAAGATGAGCGCCAACGGGAACCAGAAGACGAGGAAAGCGATCTCCACGAACCAGCCGATCAGCGGGATGGTCGAGAGAAAGAACGACGGGTAGGTCTTCCGCTCGATGTCTCTGACATCAGGCGTGACGACCCACCCGACGACCGTACCGATCGTGAGAGCGACTGCGAGGTCGGTGTCTAGTGCGTAGAAGGCCAACGGAGCCACGAGAGCGGTCGTGACGACAGATGCCTTGAAGTGCGTAGCTCCGTCCGACATCAGAACTTCAGCACCGACTCGCTGGGCTTCGGCAGCTCGATCGGGGTGCCCGTGATCGCAGTCGACTGTGCGGGGAGAGCCTGCTGCGTGGAGGTAGGCGGCTCGGACAGAAGAGGTCGCTGCCGGGCACCGTTGACCCTGACGTTGTCCGTATACGCATCGACGATGTCGGCCTGCATGAACACTCTCGCAGAGGATTCAGTCGCGCGGAGGGCAATGTCCGCACCGCCTCTGACGAGCAGAAAGATCATGCCGATCACCGCGAGAAGACCGCAGAAGATCAGATAGATCTGCAGACCGCTCTCGCCGAAAGCGAACATCACGGTTGCTCCGACAACGACGAATGTACCGAGACCGGACAGAACGAACGGTACGATCTTCTCGGGCAGGCTCTTCGGTTTGACGAGCGGCTCGAACTCGAACTCAGACTTTCTACGACCCATGCTGCTTCTCCTTGCTTAGTACATCGAGCGCCCGTCTCAGACGCCCGTCTGTGGAGCCTCCCGGCTCCGTACCTAATGCACGAGCGAGAGCGGACCAACCGCCTCGCTTCATCGCTTTGCCCTTGAAGTCGTACCACTGCTCGACGATCGGACGAATCAGCTCAGCATCGTCGTTGGCGTCGAACTTCGTCGGTTCTCCCGGCTTTTCCGCTTCTCTCTCGGAGGTTTCACGCTGTTTGGTCGCGAGAACGACGGGAGACTTCAGCGTGCCCCATCGATCGAGAGGGAGATGAACGTCCTCGTTCGACGTCATGAAGGCTTGGAACTTCACCACGTCGGAGCCGACCTTCGCAAAGAGCATGGCGCCCTTCCCGGGCAGCCTCTCCGCTCCGGATCCGCTCGAGCCAGTGACGTCTGTGCTCTCCCGAGCATTGCGGAGACGTCCGACGAGACGCAGACCGAACTGCTGGAGCAAGTCGGTGCCGACCGTCGAGCTGTCCGGCTTGTGAACACTCGCGACCAGATGGATGCGGAGCTCACGACCTTGACGTCCGATCTTGACGAGCTCGTTCTGCATCAGGTCGGTCAACCCCTGCGTGTGGAACTCCGCGATCTCGTCGATCGCCAAGACGATGATCGGCGAGCTCTCGTCGACCTCTTTCCGGTGCTCGAGGATGCCGTCAACCTCCTGCACGACCTCTCTGACCTTGTCGGGAGCCGTGACGACTTGACCTTGCAGGTGCGGCATCCCGTTCAAGAACTTCAACCCTCGACCCTTCATGTCGACTGCGAAGATCCGCAGTTTGTCAGGTGGGGTCGAGTACATCAGACTCGTCAGCAACGTCCGCATCGTGATCGACTTGCCCGAGCCTGTCATCCCCGCAACCAAGACGTGAGCCGTCTCGGCCGATGCGAGGTCGACACCGAGCGTGATCGTCTCGCTGACGAGGAACCGCTGACCGACGATCGCCGTACCGAGGGGCAGACGTTCGAGCTCACGTTTCGTGATGCGGATGGGCTCCGGCGTCGGCTTCAACACCTCGATGATCGCTGGCGAAGACGACTGCAGGATCAGTCGGAGATCGTTCCGACCCAGCCTGGCGTTCGTCTCACGTTCGATGTCGTCGAGAGCCGACTGCAATGCACCGAGACGACCACCACGAAGCACCGATACCGGGAAGAAGATCCCGGTCGGTGTCTCGCGATAGACGTATCTCTGCCTGACTAGGTCATAGCCGATGATCGCCGGAACCTTGAGCTCCTGAGCGATCGTCGACATCGTGTATGCTAGGATCTCCAGCGGTCACTCTCCTAGGTAGCGCTTGACTGCCTTCCGTGCTAGCTTCTCGGCTTCCTTCTCGGGGTTCAACATCGTCTTGGACAGGACCACGGTGCCCTTCGCTACCAGGGGCGATTCGAGCTCGAAGTCCTTCACCGTCCACACTACCGACCCGTCGGTCTTCGTCACCAGCTTGATCTCGCAACCCTTGCTGTTGATGATCGTCGTCTTCGGCTTGGCTTCTTCAACCTTCTTCGCAACTTCGGCGACCCGTGCTGCTTCCTGAGCGTCGAGAATCGCTTCCGTCTGCTTCAGAATGGCCTGCAGCATCTCGTTGAATTCCCGTGCCCGTTCCTGATCCATCTCCAACCCTGCGCTCATCGTTCGTCTCCTCTGCTTGTTTCTCGGTTTCAACCTCGTCCTCTTAATTGTAACGGTTCAAGATAAGAGCCCGATTAAGCCGAGATTAGAGGACGATTAAACTTTGCGGAGACACGAACGCTAGCTAAAGTCGCCGAGATGGATGGTGATCTGACGTCGAGCAGCGATCATCGCGTCGTCTTCGGACGAGAAGCCATCGCCTGTACAGAACGGCGTGACGTCGAGCTCGTCGTAGACGGCCCACCAGATCGTACCGTTCGAACCGAGCCAGGTCTTCACGACGATGCCTCGATACTCGGTCGTCTTCACCGGTGACGCTTCCACCAGTTGTACACCCACTCCGCTACGAGGAACAGCACGACTGCTCCGATCATCAAGCCTAACGTCCATGTCACTTCACGCCTCCTTCGAGCGGGAAGGTCGCCGAAGCGACCGTGATAAGCTGCTCTGCCATTCTCGTCTTCTTCTGCGTCAAGCCAGCCTCGCCGCCGTGGATGTGACCGTACGAGAGCCAACGAATGCCTTCTTCGTGGAGCATCACGCACGTCTTCCACAATGTGTAATCTGTAGTGCCGCTGCGACCACCTGGCTGAGATGCGTAATTGAGCGACTTCTCGGTGATCTCGGCGTAGACGTCGGGGCCGATCTTGTCCACGACCGAGAGACAGACGGGAAGGTTCTCACGCAAGCCGATGAACGTCTTCTTGGTCGGGAGCTGGATGATGACCGAGTGATAGTCGCGACGGATAGCAAGCTGACGCTGCTTCACCTCGTTCACCTTTCGCCACTCCTCGATGATCGTGCCAGCGAGGGTCTCGCCTCCCCATTCGAGCTGAACGAAGTTGGTGAGCTCGTCCTGCTTCCGACGCTTCCGATCGTCATCGCCGTGCCAGAGAGTCTTCGGTCGTGTAGCAAACCGCTCGACGTCGTAGATCGCTTCGGTGGCCTTGTCGATGACAACGCCCGGCCAGTCGTCCTTCAGATGAGTCGCCCAAGCGTCTGGGATGTAGAGAAGCTTCGGTGGCTTGAAGCTGATCGACATCAAGCCTTCGATCAAGTTGAAGCACTCGACGTAGTCCATCGTAAATGGGATGACCTTGAACGATGGCGTCCGCTTGAACTTGCGGATGATCAACGCATCGCCGCTGACTCCCCGATAGACGTACGCATCGTTGCCCGAGACGTCGTAGCAGAGGATGCTCAGCAAGCTCCTCTCGTGAGCCATCGGATGAAGGTCGACACGACCGTAGGAGAGGATCGGTAAGGCGAGGTCGATCGACTTCTGGTCGATGGTGAGCAAAGGCAAGCCCTCGAGCTGTTCGAGCTTCGACCGTTGGTCGTGATCGAAGTCCTCGATCGTTCGCTCGGGGCCTTTCGGCTCAGCCCAGTCGACGATCTGATAGACCTTCCCGCCACGACGACCGCCGGTGACTTGAAAGCCTTCAGCGCGAAGACCGCCGATCAGATTCATCCGCTTGATGTCGAGCACCTGCTTCGTCATCCCGTCCTCGGCGAGAAGAGCTTCCAGCTGCTCCTTCGTTACGCCTGCGAGAAGGGAATCGGCAAGCTCGGGAGTGAGCTTGCCTTTCTGCACTACGAACTCTATTGTTGGCGGCATGTCACCTCCACTACATCATCACGCTTCATCCAACCGCTCGAGGCGGGGTTACTGTCCACCTCGATGAAGAGGGCCGTCGGGGACCAGTAGCCGATTCTCGTTACACGGGAGGTCCCTCCCTGCTCGTTCTCGACCATATCCCCAACTCGGAGATCCTTCACTTTGACTTGCATCGTTGTGACTCCTTACAGCTGCTGATAGTTCTTGACGAGCCCGATGAACGTCACCGTCCGCTTGTACTTCCCCGCGGTCCACGAGATGACTGCTGTCTTCGCGTTGAGGTCGACCGACTCCACAGCGTAGACGTCGCCGTTCTTCAAGGTCGCGTACATCGCTCTGATTGCTGGCGTCGGTGCATCGGCCGGTGCCTTCTCCGGCTTCCGATCATCGCCCGACTGACGGACGGTCGGGGCCTTCTCGGCCTCGGGGTCCACTTCGCCGGTACCTGCTTCAACGAAATCGTACCGAGCTACCAGGTTGTCGATCGAGCACTGACGCTTGTCACGCCCGTCGACCCAGGAGAGCTCGACCTGATCGCCTACGACCGACATCACACGGTAGACGTAGCCGCCCTTCCGTGTCTTCCACTTCGACCCAGGCTTCACCTCGACGTCGATCCGCTTCGCCTCGCCAGCACCGCGTGTGAGCTGAGAAGGACGACGCTTCATCGCACCTTCGGCGCCTGCGACCACTTCCGACCAGCTCGCCGTGTGATATCGCTTGGCGTTGAGGACCTTCGCCGGACCGGCCAACGGGACCAGATCTTCGACCTCGACTTCGAAGCTGACGGTCGGGCCGTTCTTCGGGCTAAGCTGTGCCCACTGCTCTTCGGTGTACTCGGACCGACCGAGGCACAAGAGGAACTTGGTCGTGTTCCAAATTCGTCCCTCGACGTAGCCGTGAAGACCGGTGCTGACTTGCTGAACTCTCGTTCGGTACTTGATCTCGGACATTTCCATGAGTGAAGCTCCTCTTGCTGAGAAATGAATTTGATACCTTAATGCTAACGGATGAAGATAAAGACCACATTAAACTGAGATTAGAGTCCCGGTTCCGGTGCAAGATTGCTAGCATCGACCCCCGTCGGTCGACTCATCGACCCCCGATAGCATAGCATCGACCCCCATAGGGGGCCGGTGCGACGACGACGATCCTCTAGTCTTGCTCTAATGATTTTTGGCCTGGCTTCCTTTATACTTAGGGAAGGCCGTATCTAATTAGCGAGAGGAGCGACGACGACGATGGCCGATACAGACGTGCTCGATATCGAGCAGATCCTCGACCGTGTTGAGGGTTTAGTACCGAGGGGTCCACGCGAGTGGATGTGCAAGTGTCCGGCTCACGAGGACAAGAACGCAAGCTTGTCCATCTGCGAGCTGGACGATGGGAGTCCGTTGATTCACTGCTTCGCGGGATGCTCGTACGGAGCAATCCTCGAAGCTCTAGAGGTCGCGCAACCGAAGCCGGTGACGATATCGTTCACGTCACCTCCACTGAAGGACCTGAGCAAGTCGGGTCTGGGGTTGTGGGCCGAGCTGTTCCAGTTCGACCATCGAGAGCTGGATCCGTTCTTCGTAGGCGGCATCGAGCGTCATCTCTCGATCGAGGCCGACCGGATCGAGTTCCTCTGGCCGGGGATGCCATCGGCGGTGAAGTACCGTCTATCGAACCCGGGCGAGACGAAGGGCTACCTGTGGGGCAAGAATTCGCCGCATCCGCCGATCTGGCCTCAGCTGGAAGAGCAGCTCGAAGAGGAGATCTACCTCACCGAAGGCGAGAGCGATTGCATCGTACTGCGGAGGGCCGGCCTACCGGCCTATGCGATCACCACAGGCGGCTCGAAGAGCACGCTACCGAGGTTCCCCACGAACGTCATCCGGGCTCTCATCGAGAGAGGGGTCCGGACAATCTACCTAGCATTCGACGATGACGATGTAGGCCACAATACCGCGGCCGTCGTCTACAACCAGATCTTGGCGTACGAGAAGATGCTTCCGCTGGACCAGATCATCGACGTTCGGGTCTTGCGAGTGAACGAGCTAGCGTTGTCGTTCTTGGGCGAGAAGGATCTCCGACAGGTCTGGTTGCGGGTGCGTGATCCGGAAGCGTTCAGCGATGGCATTCGGGCGATCAAGGAGGACGCCGATACGGACTCGCCAGCGACCAAGCTGTGGGACCATTGGGAGTACATCAACAGGCCAGTCGCCGACCTCCAGTGGATCGTGAAGGACGTGGTGCAGGCAGGCGGTATCGGCTGGATCAGCGGGTATCCGAAGCGAGGGAAGAGCTGGATCGCGTTAGACCTAGCGTTCGCCATCGCGACAGGCGATCCGTTCTTGAAGCGGTTCGAAGTCCTGATGCCAGGCGACGTGATCTACGTGGTGAAGGAGAACAGCGACTCGTCTACGGTCGGTCGCATCAAGAAGATCCTCGGCTCGAAGAAGTCTGGCTTCTCGGTGTCGATGGGTGGCAAGGAGGTCGACATCGAGCTAGAGAATCGCGTGATGATCGATGCCTCGAGAGACTTCTACTTCGAACCGCAAGCAGTGGAGGCGTTGATCCAGAAGGCGCTTCGTCACATCAAACGGACGGGCAGACCGATCAGAGCGATCATCATCGATCCTCTATCGTTCAGCTTGCCGAAAGGGAAGTTCGATCTCAACTCGTTCGCCGACTTCCAGAAGTACGTGGTCGATCTCGTTGCTCACATCACACGTCGGACCGGAGCAGCGGTCTTGGTCGTGCATCACCAGAACAAGAGCGACGACAACAACACGATGCTAGGTAGCGTGGCTGCCGAGGCGTCGTACGACAACAAGATCATGTTCTTGACGAAGGCGAAGGACCACGTACCAGGCGATCCGGTCCGGATCCAGATTGAGCATCGTGACGGTCAAGCGGTCGTGTTCGATCTGCAGATCAAGATCGACGATCATTCATACGAGACGATAGTAACGGACGTCGACGTCGACGATCTACGAGAGAACGCTGGGATGAACGTGAAGGTCAGCTTCGTCGATAAGCAGAAGCGATACGGCTCGATGATCAAGCCGTTGCTGACCGACCTGCCGGAGGAGTTCCAGTACCGCGACTACGTCGACGTCGTTCGTAGCCAGTACGGTGAGGACGACATCTCAGCCTCGTTGGTCGAGAACGTCTTCAAGTGGTTGAAAGATGGTCAGGAAGGCCCTCCTGTCATCGAGCAGCACAAGAAGGGGTGGTATCGCCTCTTCAAGGGCCCTCAAGCGTAGACGACGGGTACCGACGTTGTCGATAGACCGAGAGCTAGCAGTCATATCTACTATCAAACTTTCACAATTACGACGTGAGCCTAGGGTGAGGGCACGTGGTTGAGTGGGTGAGAGATTCAGTCGAGACTGCTAGCTCTCGAGCATCATTCGAAGGAGCGATCATGAAGGGCGTTACAGTAGTAATCAGAGTCGACGACTACGACGACAACAGTCTAGACGATCATGGACAACCGAAGTTCTCCGATAACGTCGTCTATCGGGAGATCGAGACGAAGGGTCTAGAGAACGGCCAAGAGGTTCGTCATGCGATTACGTCGATCTTCGATATGCTCGATCCCGAAGCTATCGCTAAGATAGGGACTTGGGTCGACAGCTACAAAGAGAAGAAGACGAAGGGAGACGACGATGAAGTATAAGGTCGATGGGGTCGTCGTCGTCGCTACTGTAGAGGACGATGACCACGGTACCGATGCTAGCAGAGCTATCTGGACGAGGAGTCGGTCGATAACGCAGCTCGATAGTGCGAATAGCGTTATCGAAGGCTTGAAGTTTGTTCTCCGTCAACTCCGGGATAGTGAATCGTTGATGAAGCTAGCTGACGCAATCATGAAGTCCGAGCGAGGTTGGTGATGGTTCAAGCACTCTTGCTCCTCTGTTGCTGTATCGTGCCGGTCTGCTTCTGGATCGGGATGTTCACCTGGATGACACACACGCGACCATAGCATCGTCGACCCATCGACCCCCTTAGGGTCGATGCTATGCGATGTAGGGTCGATGGAGGGTCGATGATAGAAATCACGCAAGTAAAACTCGTTCTCGATTACGTTCCTGATCACGTTCTAGAACAGCTCGATGTCGCAACGGCCGTTCGTCAACGAATGTCACAAATCTCGCAAGATCGTCTCCGTCAGTTGCTCGAGACAGGGACGTACGAGCCCTTCTCCGTGGGCATGATCGGCGGTCGAATCTTCCTCGTCGAAGTTCGTCACACACCTGACTGATCGCATCGTCGCACCGCTCCTTTTATAGGGTCGATGCTATGCGACGATGTACGACGATGGGCTTGACCTTTTCCCGTTTCTCGGTTATAATCATAGGTAAGGGTTAAGATTCGTCGTTCGATTCGAGGTGTCTGTGTACGATCCGTCTATCCAACCGCCCGAGAAGCAATCCGTGCCGGCCAACACGCCACGTAAGGTCGTCGGGGTCGTGGTCCAAAACACGAACCTGGTTTTCGGGATCTCATTAGTGCTGATCATCATCGGGGTCTTTCTCCTTGCTTGGTTTGAACGTCCGATTCCCGAGCTGATCAGTGTGTTCGGCGGCGCCATCATCACAGCCATGAGTCGAATCTTCGAACCTAACAGCTCGGGAACGTCCGGAGGTAGCGGTGCCAATTAAGAAGATGAGCCCGCGAGTCCGGACGTTCATCGAGAACTATCTCATCACGTTGAACGCCACTAAAGCAGCCACGGCTGCGGGGTACAAGAACCCCGGAGTCATCGGCGCTCGCTATCTTCAAGAGCCCATCGTCAAGGCAGCCATCGAGAATCGGCTGTCTGAGCTGGCGATGTCGGCCAACGAAGTTCTCCTTCGCCTCTCCCAGCAAGGACAGGCAACGGTCGAGGACTTCGTCAGCTTCACAGACGCCCAGGGGAACCCGGTCGCCCCGTACATCGATCTAGATCGTGCACGTCAAGAAGGCAAGCTTCATCTCTTACGTCGTATCAAGTTCGGACCTCAGATCGAGATCGAGCTTCACGACGCTCAGGCCGCCCTAACCCAGCTTGGTCGAGTCCACGGACTGTTCACCGACAAGACCGAGGTCTCTGGGGTCGGAGGCGAAGCGCTTCAAGTCCACATCTACATCCCTGACAACGGACGCGGGACGGATTCCGGTGACGACCAAGGTAATTAAGCCCCAGTCGGGCCCCCAAGAGCACTTCCTATCGACGCCTGCCGACATCGCCTTCTACGGCGGTGCAGCTGGTGGCGGGAAGACTTGGGCCTTGCTGATCGAACCCATCCGACATAAGAGCGTCCCGGGCTTTGCCTGCGTGACCTTTCGACGGACGTACCCGCAGGTCACCAACCCGGGAGGGCTCTGGGATGAGTCGGTCTCGGTCTACTCGCTCGTAGGCGGCATCCCGAGGCAGTCCGACCTCATGTGGAAGTTCCCGTCAGGAGCCGTGATCCGATTCGCCCATCTCCAGCACGAGCAGAATCGTCTCGACTGGCAGGGGTCGCAGATACCGTTGATCTGCTTCGACGAGCTGACGCACTTCACACGCAATCAGTTCTTCTACATGTTCTCCCGCAACAGATCGCTCTGCGGGGTTCGACCGTACATCCGGGGCACCTGCAACCCTGTCCCTGACGATGACGAGACAGGCGGGTGGATTCACGAGTTCGTAGGCTGGTACCTCGACGAGGACGGCTACGCCATCCCGGAACGGTCTGGGGTCGTGAGATGGTTCGTCAATCTCTCGGGTCGACTCGACTGGGCTGACACGAAAGAGGAGCTCCTGGCGAAGTACGCCGATCAGAGCGACCCGCCACAGCCGATGAGCTTTACGTTCATCAAGAGCTCGGTGTACGACAACAAGATACTGCTAAGGGAAAACCCTACCTACCTTGCTAGCTTGAAGGCGCTAGATCCGGTCGACCAAGGCCGTCTGCTCGACGGCAACTGGCACGTACGGGCTGAGGCGGGCAAGGTGTTCAACAAGGCGTGGTTCGAGATCGTAGATGCCGTCCCCGCTGGCGGTCGTGAGGTCCGCTTCTGGGACTTCGCAGCGACCGAGAAGCAAGTGGCCGGCGATGACCCCGACTTCACAGCAGGCGTTAAGATGAGACGCGTAGGCGACATCTACTACGTCGTCGATGCGATCTCCGAACGGATGGACCCACCGACTACGAACAGAGCGGTCATCAACACCGCCGATCAGGACGGGCTACAGACCGAGATCCGGTTCGAGCGTGAGGGCGGGGCCAGTGGCGTTCGTGACAGCAGACAGATCGTATCGATGCTAGCCGGCTTCGACGTACGAGGCATCATCCCGCAAGGCGACAAGGTCATGAGAGCCAAGGGACTCTCGGCTCAGGCGTACGCCGGGAATGTGAAGCTGCTTCGAGGGTCGTGGAACCGACGGTACCTGCAAACGCTTCATGACTTCCCTGATGGAGCCCACGACGATCTAGTGGATGCTTCGAGCGGGTCGTTCAACGAGCTAGCTAAGACGGTACGTGAGAACCGAAGCCAACGAGGATAGAGATGCCAACGAAGACCGACCTTCAGACCGCAATCGACGCGATGGTCGACAAGAGAGCTCGACAGACGCTCTTCTACGAGTACTTCGACGGACTCCAGCCTCTCGTCTACTCGTCGACGAAGCTTCATGAGATCTTCCACAAGCTCGATGCTCGCTTCATCAAGAACATCTGCTCGGTGGTGGTCGACAGCGTAACGGACCGCTTGATCCTCGACCAGTTGGTCGTCGACGGCAACGAGGTGATGACCGAGCAGCTACAAGCCGTTCGGGAGTCTTCTGGGTTGCTAGACGACGAAGCTCAGATCCATGAGGACATCGCCGTCACTGGCGAAGCCTTCGTGATCATCTGGCCTGCACAGGAGCAGCCCGATCAGGTCTTCTTGCCCGATGGCTCACCAGCCGACATCTCGACGATGGGAGGCCAAGCTGGGGTCGTGATAGAGGCCTTCCGCAATGACCCGCGGATGTGTCACGTCGAGTACGAATTCTCGAACCCTCGCCGACCACGCTTTGCCGCCAAGTGGTGGGAAGACGGTGACTACCTTCGGATGACGCTCTACTATCCCGATCGTCTGGAGAACTACACCACACGCGGGAAGGTGACGAACGACATCCTGCCCGACGAGAAGGCGTTCATGCCCTGGGACGACGATACGACCGATGCGATCGTTCCGAACCCGTTTGGCATCGTGCCCGTCTTCCACTTTAGGGGAAGCAGGAGACGTCCGGCATCCCAGCTCGAGAACGTCATCCCGCTCCAGGACACGATCAACAAGCTCATCGCCGACATGATGGTTGCGGCGGAGTTCGGAGCGTATCCCCAGCGGTACGTGATCTCGCAGGCGGGCATCCAGAACCTTCAGAACGGGCCGAACGAGCTATGGGACTTGGTTGCGGCCGATCAGGGGTCCCAGCCGACCTCGGCAGGCCAGTTCGAAGCCGCCGACCTGAACAACTACCTGAAGTCGATCGACGCCTTCACGAACGACGTAGGTGTGATCACGAGAACGCCGAAGCACTTCTTCTACGTGCAAGGCGGCGATCCATCGGGCGAGGCCCTCATCGCTATGGAGGCCCCGCTGAACAAGAAGGTCACGAAGATCCAGACGGCTCTTCAGCCTACGTGGCGAGACATCGCCTCGTTCTTGCTCTTGCTGATCGGCCAGAACAAGGGGTCGTCGAAGCTGTGGGCACAGTACGCCAAGCCCGAGACGGTGCAGCCGAAGACCGAGGCTGAGATTCGCAAGATCGACAAGGAGACCGGGATCCCGTTGAAGTCGATTCTCCGCAACAGCGGCTACTCGACCGAGGACCTGGCCCTGATCGAAGCCGATCTCGAGGAAGAGCAACAGAAGCAAGCTGACTACGCTGCGGCCACTCTCGACCAGGCCCAGCGCAACTTCGATAGAGGTCAGGCCGCCTAATGGCATCGAGAGCGGTCGAGGCGATCAACGCTCATCGGAACGCTCTTCTGCTTCGTGAGCAGGCGGCCATGCAGGTTCAGGCGAGAGCCTGGCTAGGAGTAGAAGCGGAGCTCAATCGTGCAGCCGTACCCCTGATCGAGCAGGCGAGGCAAGGCAACCTCAGTCGCGACCAGATCCAGCGTCTTGAACGCTATCGGGCACTGATGAACCAGACCTCGACGCAGCTCAAGGGCTACGAGAGCTTCATGGAGGAGCAGGTCAGGGACGGTCAACGAACGGCCGCCTCGATGGCGATCGACCACGCGGTAGGGGCGATCAACGCCTCGGCCCAAGAAGCCGGGATGATGGCAGTGCAGTTCAATCGGTTGCCAGTTGCAGCCGTGGAGAACATGGTGGGATTGACGACAACGGGGTCGCCACTCTCATCAGTCCTAGCAGACGCATCGAGAGGTGCACCTGAACGTCTAGGACAAGAGCTCATTAACAGCATCGCACTAGGTCGGAACCCGATCGAGACAGCTCGTCTAGCAGTACGGCGAGGTCTCGGTCCGACGTTCACCCGAATGCGAACTATAGCAAGAACAGAGCAGCTGAGAGTCTACCGTCAGGTCAGCCTAGCTACGTACAGCCACAGCGGTGTGGTGGACGAGTATCGTAGGCTCTCAGCTAGAGATTCACGAGTATGTCCAGCTTGTCTGTTCGCCGATGGTCGAACGTATCCCATCTCGAAGCCCTTCGCTGAACACCCGCAAGGCCGCTGTACGACGATCCCGGTGATTCGGGGGCACAAGACTCCCGAGTTCGAGACCGGCGAGCAATGGTTCAAGAAGCAGAACGTCGAGACCCAGAAAAAGATCCTCGGCAACACGAGGTACGACCTCTGGAAGGGCGGCAAGGTCAAGCAGCTCGGCGACTTCATCGAGGAGACCCACAATGAAGACTGGGGCGACTCGATGACGACTAGATCGCTCCACGACGTGCTCGGTCATCGACCGGTGAGACCTGATCGACTCCCCAGCGTCGTCGATCAGTACAATTCGTCGGTCTTCAGTTCGTCGTCAGGCGTAGGCCCTGCTGAGATGGGGGAGAACGACGCGATCGACTGGCAAGAAGACTCGATGATTCGGGGTGACCTTTGGACGGTCAAGACGTCCAAGTCCGGTGAGAAGATCCGGAAAGAGGGCTTCGGCAACACGGTCTTCCTCGACATCGACACCGACGAAGCGGTCAAGAAGGCACAGGCGATGCCCGGGTCCGATTTGATCCGCGTCAAGGTGAAGGTACAGAACCCGGCGTACGTGCAGATCAACCCGATGTCGAGTAGCAAGGACATTGCCGAGAAGTTCTTCGGCGAGCCCTTGGAGAAGCTCCAACGGGACACCGGCAAGACAGACGTCTACGAGATCTTCCGGGCGAAGGGGTACGACTCTCTTCGCTTGATGCCGTCTTCGGGCAAGAAGGGGATGATGGTCATCTTCGATCCGGGGAACGCCGTTCCGGTGAGAAAGTTCGATGTCGGGGGCCCGAATCCGCCGAAGCCGAAGCCCAAGCCGAAGGTCGAGTGGAAGCCTACGATGACTAAGGAGGAAGCGGACTCGTGGGCCGAGGATAGCCAGCATCTCGGCGACATCTACGTAGTGAAGGCGTCTTCGAACGCTGCGAAGGATCGATCGTTCGGCTTCGTAGGCAACGTCCAAGCCCTGACCGACGAGGAGGCAGCCAACAAGAAGGCAGCCACCGGCGGTGAGAAGATGGTCGTGAGAGCCCGAGTTACGAACGTAGCCACCTATCGAGGTACAGCGGCTAGCAGCTCGAAGGACATCGCCGAGGGAGTCTTCGGCAAGCCTCTTCACGAGCTCCAGAAGGAGACGGGCGAGAAGGACGTCTACGCCATCTTCAAGGCTAAGGGCTACGACGCGATCAAGATCGATACGCCTTCTGGGAAGAACGGGATGCTCATCGTCCTCGACCCCAAGAAGACAACGATCGTGACGGACGGGGTGTCGAAGCCACCGTCACCTCCCAAGCCTCCGCCAACGCCACCGAAGCCGCCGCCTCCTCCGCCGAAACCCACTCCCTCGTCGGGAGGGGGATGGGTTCGAGGGCCTCAGATTCTCGACGACGGGACGTACTTGCCCAAGGGCTACACCGTCGTCCCCGAGACCGAGATAGGTCACGATCAGATCCACGGGCTGTACAAACCGTGGAAGGACTCGTGGACGAAGGAAGAGAAACACGCTGTCGGGGTCTACTACGGAGCTGGGTCGGGACGAATCAACGGCGATCTGAGAGCCGGTCGACCTTTTATCGAGCCTTCCGACAAAGAAGCGTCTCGACTCCTCGACCAGGTTCTCGATAGATCGTCAGTGCCCGACAATCTGGTCGTGTATCGAGGCATGTACAATCCGACGATTGCGAAGGCGATCGACCGGGAATCGGCGATGGACTTGACCTTCAAGGAGAAGGGCTACACGTCCACCAGTACGAGCAAGAAGGTGGCGACGAAGTTCACCACGCCCGACTCGGACTCCATCTTGGCCGAGATTCGACTACCGAAGGGATCGAAGGGCGGCTTGATCAGTCCCGACTACTCGAGCGAGAACGAGATCTTGCTCCCGAAGGGAACTGAGTTCCGTGTAGTCGCCTATCGCTACGACCTCGACCTCAACAAGAAGGTCGTGACACTCGAGATCGTCCCCTCGGAGCCCGAGACGCCTAAGGTCGATATGAGTGCGGAGAAGAAGAAACGTCTCGAGACGCCCAAGAGTCAGTTGACGCCGAAGTATCGAACCCCGAAGCACGGGTTCTACGTAGACGACGACGAAGTCATCCAGACCAAGTCGATCAAAGAGGTCGAGACACTCCTGGCTAAGCGGTACCCGTCGACAGTATTCGACTTCAAGGGGATGGACCTCGAGATCGCCCAGACTACGGCAGACGAGTATCATCGTCTAGCCCAGAAGTACCCAGAGGTCGCGAGAGAGCTGACCTACATCGGGACGTACGAGGGGAAGCCACCGAAGCACCTGACGGGGTTCGGAGCAAGTGAGAAAGACACGATCGCTCACGCTGGCACTTCCGGTAAGTACATCGGCTTCAACCCGAAGTACTACGGCGATGCCGAGAAGCTGAAGAAGGCGAACAGGAACAGCGCATACACGGGATGGACCGTCCAGCATGGCGAGGAGACTTACACGCCCCTCACCCACGAGTTCGGTCATCAGGTCGAGCACTACTACTACAATCAGGGCGTCCAGAAGTCGTTGACAGGGACGGTCGGGATCTCCTCTTGGGAGTCGGGAGATAAATCGAGGGCTGACGGCCGGACTACACCGGGGACGATGACGCATATCGTCGAAGAGTTCAACAAGTGGACCAGCCCGTCGACGTCCCTATCGAGATACGCTACGACGACAAACAACAACATTCGGAAGGAAGAGGGCTGGTCCGAAGCTTTCATCAAAGCCGAAGTCTATCCCGAAGAAGATTGGGACGACTACACCAAAGCCCATCGTCAGTTGATTACGGTCGTGCCACCGACGACGAAGGGGTTGAAGGAGAAGTCTACGGCGAAGCGTCTATCTGAGCTTTCTCCCGAGCAGCAGAAGACGGAGCGAGGCAAGCTTCAGGACCTCTATAGGAAAGCGGGAGTCTTGTTTAGAGGATGACATTCCCACCAGCGATCTGCACGGTATGCAGACACCTGAACAGCGAAGGCGTATCCTGTACGGCTTACTCGACGAGGATCCCCGACGCTATCCTTCGTAGCGAAGTCGATCATCGTCGACCGTACAAGGACGACAACGGTATTCAGTTCGAAGTCAACCCAGCGATGCCGGCCGATCTGGTCGAGTCGATAATCGAAATGTCAGTTGTTGAGTGAGCGAGATGCTCAAAGGAGACACGATGGAAGGGACACCTCCGGAGAACGGAGCACCCACGAACGATCAGGGCAATCAAACGCCTCCAGCCGGAGACCCCGAGGTCGTGAAGTTTGACGAGTGGTACGGTACGCTCAGCGAGCCCTATCAGGAGGCTCTCGACGAGCATATCGCTGGTCTGAAGTCCGCTCTGAACAACGAGCGTGAAGGACGGAAGACCCTCGAACGACAAGTCCGCGATCTCTCGAAGAAAGCGGACTCGGGGTCGGAGCTGCAGAAGCAGCTAGACGCTCTGGCCGGGAACCTCTCGGTCGAAGCTCAACGGTCGGCTTTCTACGAGACGGCTCACAGCGCCGGGGTGAGGAACCTCAGGCTGGCTTGGCTGGCCGCTCAGGACGCGAAGCTGATCAACAACGATGGTAGCGTAGATATCGCGAAGCTCAAGGAGACCGCCCCTGAGCTATTCGCTTCATCTAAGCCCGCCGTACCGTCAGCGAATGGCGGCACTGGCGCTGGCAATCCACCAGCCCCTCAACGGTCGATGAATGACGTGTTGAGATCGGCAGCAGGTATTCGGTCTTAGCTTCGGGAGGAGCTCGGGCCCAGGCGAGACGCCTACACAGGACAATCGTCGCTTAGCATTCGGAGGTTTGAACAATGCCTTACAACAGCCTTATCGACCGGACAGGGGTCGAGGCTCTCATTCCAGAAGACGTCTCACGGGAGATCATCCAGGGTGTCCCCGAAGCGTCCTTCGTCATGCGGATGGCACGTCGCCTTCCGAACATGACACGCGACCAACAGCGCCTTCCCGTTCTGGCGTCCTTGATCACGGCCTACTTCGTGGCGGGTGACACCGGCCTGAAGCAGACCAGTCGTGCCCAGTGGGCGAACAAGTACATCAATGCGGCCGAGCTGGCCGTGATCGTCCCCATCCCCGAGGCCGTCCTGGCCGATGTCGACTACGACATCTGGTCTGAGATCCGTCCTCGCATCACGGAGGCGATCGGCGTAGCTTTCGACCAGGCAGTGCTGTACAGTACGAATGCTCCCGCTGACTGGCCGACCGGCCTGGTCGCAGGTGCAACCGCTGCAGGAAACGCCGTCACGATCGGCACCGTCGGCGATCTGTATGACGACATCATGTCCGAAGGTGGCGTGCTGTCGAAGGTGGAGCTCGATGGGTTCGACATTACCGGCCACTTGGCTGCGATGCGGATGAAGTCGAAGCTTCGCGGTCTTCGTGACCTCCAGGGCCAGCCGCTCTTCGTCCGGACGATGCAGTCCCGGACGCCTTACGAGCTGGATGGAGCACCGCTGGACTTCCCCAAGAACGGGGCTCTCGACGATGCTCAGAGCCTGATGGTGTCCGGCGACTGGACGCAGCTTGTCTATGCGATCCGTCAGGACATCACGTACAAGCTTCTGACTGAGGCCGTAATCCAGGACAACTCGGGAGCGATCATCTACAACCTGCCTCAGCAGGACATGGTCGCCCTCCGCACCGTCATTCGCCTCGGCTGGCAGCTGCCCAATCCCATCAACCGGATGCAGGTCACCGAAGCGAACCGCTACCCCTTCGGCGTGCTGCTGCCCTCGGGCTGATCCTAGATCGTCGTCAGTAGATTGAAGCAGTTCTAGAGGAGACTCGTAAGTATGAAGACACGTACATCGAAGATCGCAATCCTCGCTATGACCGTAGCCTTTCTGACGGTCTTCGGGGTCATGGCGATCTCGTTCAGCACAGCCCAGGCGGACATCCCAGGGCCTCTTGCTGCACCCACTCCCGTCAGCGTGAATCCTGGTAGCGGCATCGGGCAGTACGCTCTGCTCTGGTCGGCCAAGGCTATCACGCAGGACACCGCTACCGCCGCGATGACGGTTCTCAACTATGGGAAGGCCGACCTTCAGTACCTCGTAGACCAGACCGCAGTAGCCGGGGCGCCTAACACGACCACGGTGAAGCTGCAGTTCTCTAACGACGGGGTCAACTGGATCGACGGTCTAGGCCTGGCCACGGCGAACGTCGCCGATGGTGGCGACATGAACCAGTTCGCGGTCTTCGGTCGTTTCCTCCGGCTCTATGCGGACGTGACGAACTCGAACCCTGTGACTTGGACGCTTAGCGCCGCAGCGAAGTAGGAGGAGAGATGGCCTCGCCAACTCCATCAGCTGAGATGGTCGACCTCGTTCGACGTCGAACGGGAGAAGTAGAGAACTCGACGTACACCTTGAGTGACATCCAGGAGTACATCGCTCGGTACCCTCTCGTCGATTCCGAAGACCGAGAACCTACCCACGACGAGTGGTCGGGCTCTTGGGATCTGAATCAGGCAGCTGCTGATATCTGGGAAGAGAAGGCGACGAAGTACGTCACCGACTTCGACTTCTCGGCTGATGGAGGGGACTACACTCGAAGCCAGGTCTACCAGCAGATGTTGACGATGGCCCGAACATACCGGGCCCGACGGTCAACGAAAGCAGTACGCGTTACAGTTCGCCCCAGAGCAGATCGACGGTTCGATCGGGACTACTGGGTCGGGAACCTACCGGAGTTGACAGATGACGACATATAGGAACCCGTCAACGGGACAGGAGCAAGAGGTCGGGGAGAATGAATCGATTCGCCGTGGCATCTTGGAGCGGTTGGGATGGAAGCCGGTCGGAGCAGAGCCCGCAAAGCAGGCAAAGCCCGTCGAAGCAGCGAAGCCCGAGACAACGACCGAGGAGCCCCAGAAGCTCCCCAGTCACGGACAGCCTCCAGCCAAGAACGTCCCGGCTAAGAAGGAAGAGGGAACGAAGTGAATCCTTTCTCGTCGTCAGATCTAGAGAGGATGCGATCGACGCAATTCTCGGCGATGATGGACCTCTGTACGGTCCGATCCTGGTCGCCAACGATTGACTCTCTCGGGTCTGAGGTCGAGGGGTGGACGCTTCGGACCAACGTCCCGTGCGGTCTGGACGTCAGCTCGAACGTACAGTCTGAACAGCGGAGAGAAGTAGGCACGGCGGTGACGATAGCGGCAACGCTACGTCTCTCGATCGAAGACGGTCAAGGCCTCTCGGCCAAGGACTCGATCATCGTGACACACCGCAATGGCGAGCTTCTCACGCCTCAGCTATCGTACGGGCTCGACGGTCCGCCCAAGCGTGGGCCTACAGGGGTCGTAGTAAGTCTAGTGAGGGTCGACTGATGCCATCGTCCGATATTAGCGTCAAGCTCGAGGGGTTCGAAGAACTCTTCCGAGTCCTCAATCAGCTCGATGGGCCAGATCTGAGCGATGCCAAGAAGCAAGGTCTCCACGCCGGAGCGTTCGTCGTCGAGACTCAAGCGAAGCTAAAGGCTCCGGTCGACACGGGCTTCTTGAGGAACTCGATCACAGTCGACGAGGTGACCGAGGATGAAGCGATCATCGCCCCTCATGCGGAGTATGCTATCTATCCCGAGTTCGGCACGATGTTCATGACGGCTCGTGCGTATCTCCGTCCAGCTCTTCTCGAGCATCAGGACGAGGTACGGTCGGCCATCCGAACGGTCTTGCAAGACTTTCTCCGGGGGAGGGGAGCTGCGGTATGATCTTGGAAGAAGGCATTCGTGCCGTCCTTCTAGCTGATGCCGGCGTCTCCGCCTTGATCGGGACGAGGGTGTTCCCAAGGAAGGCCCCGCAGACGCCTGTCTTGCCTTTGATCACGATGGCCAGGGTCGCTACTGGTCGAGGGCACGACATGGAAGGCCACGACGGTCTCCCGAAAGCCCAGATTCAGCTCTCTTGCTGGGCTGTTACACCTCTCGAGGCTTCGACCGTGGCTACAGCAGTCAAGGCCCGTCTCGAAGGTCGTGAATGGGAGACGTGGGGCTCCGTGGTCGAAGAGAGCAGCTTGTGTGTAGGCGAAGTTGATCTAGACGATCCCGACACCGGACGTGTCGGCGTTGGTCTAGACTTCGCTATCCAGTATCAGGAGATATAGATATGCCAGGAAAGGCAGCTTTCGGGTGTATCGTGAACTTCGGGACCACGACCGGGACATCAACGACCGGAACGTTGGCCAACGTCACGAACATCAGCGGCTTGGACGGCGAGACGGAAGTCATCGACGTTACTAGCCACGACAGTGGTAACGCCTATCGGGAGAAGGTCGCCAGCTTCCTCGATGCGGGCCAAGTCACGTTCGAGTTGAACTTCGACCCGAACGCAGCTAGCCATCGGGCTACGTCTGGCGGCATCATGTGGATCAAGGACCAGCGCATCGTCGTCCCTTGGGTGATCACCTTCCCGGGGACGCCGAGTCACAAGGTCTCGTTCAACGGCTTCGTGAAGTCGGCACCCTTCGACGCTCCCTTCGACGACAAGCTAGCGTCGACCGTCACCGTCGAGGTTACCGGCTCTGCCACGTGGACGTACGGTACGTAGATGGATCTCACGACGTTCAGCGGTATCCGCTTGGACGTAGGCAGCGGGGCTCAGACTCGCGATGGTTGGGTAGGTCTCGACAATCGCAGTCACCCCGCTGTCACCTTCGTCCACGACCTCGATGTTCGTCCCTGGCCTCTCCCTGACGAGTCGGCCATCGAGGCTTTCGCTGGGTTCGTTATAGCTCGTGTGACGCCTGTTCGGTGGGGCTTCTTCCACTTCATGAACGAGATCTGGCGGATCTTGAAGCCCGGGATGACCTTGACAGCTATCACGTACTACGGTGTCAACTCTCGCTATCTGGGAGACCCGGCAGCCGTCAACCCAGTGGTCGAGGGAACGTTCTACCACTTCGACCCATCGCACCCGTCGGAGCTGTGGTACGTCTATCAGCCGAAGCCGTGGAAGATTCTCGACCTTCGATGGACTGTCGACGGCAACATCGAGGCAGCTCTCCAGAAGGTGGTGATCGATGAATAGCCCCGTACGGGAGACTCGGGTGATCGTCGAGACGAACAAGGATCCAGGCTATACGAATCGTCTGATGGTCGGGACGGCCTGCACTGGGCTCCTTCGTGTCGAGTGGTACGCCGCTCGGACGAGCCAGGTCGTCCCCTTGAACTGGTCTGCAACCGATCAGCTTCAGATGGTTTCGGGCTACATGCCGCTCCGCTATCTCGTCGACGACGCTCAGAACCTGATCGTCGCCAAGGCGATTGAGCTCGACATGGAGTGGCTCTTCTTGCTTGAGCACGACGTCGTGATCCCGAGGGACACGTTCGTTCAGTTGAATCGCTACATGAAGAGGCCGGAGTACCCAGTCGTCTCTGGCCTGTACTTCAGCAGGGCCTTCCCGAGCGAACCGATGATCTTCCGTGGTTGGGGCAACGGCTCCTTCACAGACTGGAAGCTCGGTGATCGGGTCTTCTGCAGCGGCGTCCCGACAGGCTGTCTCCTGATCCACGTCTCGGTGCTCAAAGAGATCTGGAAGGACAGCGAAGAGTACGTTCTCGGCGGGAAGAAGATTCGCAAGGTCTTCAACACGCCCCGGACGAGCTGGTACAATCATCAAACGAACGCTACGAACTTCTCGGTCGGGACCAGCGACCTAGAATGGTGCAGGCGAGTGATCGAGGGCGACTATCTAGCCCGAGCAGGCTGGCTCACCACGTGGCCTGAAGGCTACCCGTTCCTGGTCGATACGAATCTGTTCTGCAAGCACATCAACCCCGATGGCACGATGTTCCCGGATGACGAGTCTTTGAAGGAGTTCCAGAATGCATGACGAAGCTCGACAGGAGATGGATCGGCTTCTTGGCCGATACGTCGGACCGCAGCTACCTAAGGTGCTCGACGTCGGCAGCTTCGACGTCAATGGCTCTTATCGCGTCGACGTAGAGAAGCGTGGTTGGTCGTACACGGGCGTTGACCTCCGGGAAGGTCCTAACGTGGATCACGTCATGAAAGACGACGTTCACTTGCCCTTCCGAAACGGTTCGTTCGATATCGTCATCAGCGGCTCGACCCTCGAGCACGTCGAACGTCCGTGGCTTCTCATCCCCGAGATGGTTCGGGTCCTGAGAGTCGGGGGCATGCTAGCGATCATCACGCACTGGCAGTACCCGCATCACCCGTACCCGAAGGACACGTTCCGCTTCTTGCCGGACGGGCTGACCGTCTTGTTCGACGACACCGGCCGTCTTCGGGACTACGACATCGACTTCGTCAACTATACTGACGTTCGGGCCGTAGGCTGGAAGACCTCCGAAACACGGGAGGACAAGGGAGAACACGAGGAAGACACAAACTAGGTATACTTGATCCATATCAGGTCACATTACGTGTACAACAAGGCCTCTGCGTAAGACAACGCAGGGAACAATCTGAAGAGGGAGCAGGAATGAGTCAAAAACGGTTTCTAGGCAGGATGGAGATCCTCACCAAGGACGACTTGGTTGTCGAAGAGGTCCACGTCCCCGAATGGGGCGAGGACGTTTGGGTTCGTGTCCGTACGTTGAAGGCTTCTGAGCGTGACTACTTCGAGTCTACGACCTTGCAGAGGAACGGCGACTCGGTCTCGACCAACCTTCAGAACATTCGGTCGCGTCTGTGTCTGCTATGCATGGTCGACGAGACTGGTGAACGCATCTTCCGGGAAGAGGACGAGTACCCTCTCGGCGGTAAGTCGGCTGCTGCTCTCAGTCGGGTCTTCGACGTCGCTCAACGGTTGAACGGCTTCACGAAGCGTGACGTGGACGATCTGGCAAAAAACTCTCCCGCCGACCAGTCAGACGATTCGCTTTCAAGCTAGCGCTAGCGATTGGTCGGCACGACGTAGACCAGATGCTCGAGGAGATGACGAGCCTCCAGTTGTCCGAGTGGATGGCTTACAACGAGATCGAGCCGTTCGGAGAAGAACGAGAGGACTTGAGGATGGGAATTCTAGCATCGACGATGGCCAACATCAATCGATCGTCCGGTAAGAAGCCCTACAAGCCTCGTGACTTCATGCCAGTGTTCAAGGTCGGTACCGAGACTCCAGAAGAAGCAGGACGTCGACTCGAAGCTAGAGCTCGACGAGCGTTGGGAGGTAGACGATGAGTACAGTCGGTACGATCGCCAAGATGAACGTGATGCTGGGGATGGACAGCTCCGGCTTCAGTCAAGGGGTCGAGCAGGCCAAGTCATCGGCCGAGTCGCTCGGCCAGAAGATGCGAAACGTCGGCACGATGATGTCCGTGGCAGTGACGACACCGATCCTCGGTGTTGCCGCTGCTGCGATCAAGTCCGCTGGCGACTTCGAACAGTCGATGAACGTCATGTCCCAGGTCTCGGGAGCAACGGCCGACCAGATGGCCACTCTCCAAGCCCAAGCCCTGAACTTGGGAGCGGTCACGAGCTTCTCAGCTGGCGAGGCTGCGGAGGCTCAACTAGAGCTGGCGAAGGCCGGTCTCTCAGTGAACGACGTGATCGCTGCTACGCCTGGTGTACTGGACATGGCCGCCGCTGGTGGGCTTGGCCTAGCTCAGTCAGCCGAGATCGCAGCGAATGCTCTGAACTCGTTCAACCTCCCAGCCACAGAGGTCGGGAACGTAGCGAACATGCTAGCTGCTGCAGCCAATGCATCGAGCGTAGACGTTACAGACCTAGCCGATGCGATGAAGATGTCTGGTGCTGTCTTCGCTTCCAACAAGCAGCCGATGGACGATATGGTGACTGCACTAGCGATGCTAGGCAACGCAGGCATCAAGGGGTCGGACGCTGGTACGGGCCTGAAGACGATGCTCTTGAGTCTAGCCGCCCCGACGAAAGACGCTGCAGGCGAGCTAGCCAACATGGGCTTGGAAGTGTACAACGCCGACGGTTCGATGAGAGGCTTCAGCGACATCCTCAACGATCTGTCGATCGCTACCGGGAAGATGTCGGACGAGCAACGCAATGCGGCCTTGAGCACAGTGTTCGGCTCGGACGCCATTCGTGTCGCGACCATCTTGGCTCGAGACTACAGCGGGTCCTGGGATGATCTTAGCGACGCTCTAGGCGATGGCAATGCTGCAGCCAACGTCGCTAACTCTAGAATGAAGGGCGTTGCCGGTGCGATCGAGTACCTCAAGGGGTCGGTCGATTCGTTCCTGATCGGAGCAGCTCTGCCCTATCTCAACATGATGGGGGACTGGATCCGACAGGGTGCAGACATGCTGACGATGATCGGCAGCTTGCCCCGACCGATCTTGGACATGGCGGTAGCCTTCGGGGCTGTCCTAGCAGCTGCAGGCCCTTTGATGGTCGCGTTGAGTGGCCTCGGAGCTGTCATCGGCTTTCTGACGGCCCCGATCGGGATCGTGATCATCGCCGTAGGAGCTCTAGTCGCAGTCTTCACGACCGACTTCATGGGCATCCGGACGTCGGTGGTCGAGCTCTCGAAGAGCCTCTGGGAGATGTCGGGCATCGACATCGGAGCGATCATCGATGCCTTCGCGTCCTTCGGGAACTACATTCAAGCTGTTCTCGAGGACGGCGACTACTTGAACGACTGGATCACTCATCTGCCCGATGCGCTCCAGCCAGCAGTCGCCGCCCTCGGTGAATTCATCTCGATCGTCATGGGATCAGGGACCGTCTGGGATAAGCTCCAGTCGATCCGAGACATGTTCAGCGAGATGCTCACTAGCGTCACCCAGATCGACTGGGGTGGCTTGTGGGATGCCTTCCAGACGTGGGTCGATACGTGGGCGAAGAACGTCGCTGCCAGCCTCTCCCAGTTCGATTGGGAGGGGACGGTCGGGACAGCTACGTCGACCTTCGATTCTCTGAAGACGGCCGTCGTCGGTGCGATCACCAGTCTAGACTGGGTCGGTGCGTTGTCTGCAGCCGGTGACGTCTATGCGAATTACGTGACCTTCGTAGTCGACAAGCTCAAGACGATCGATTGGGTCGGAGCGATCACGACTGCGGGAGACATCTACGCTGCTTATTGGGGGGCCGTCATCGGGGCCCTTCAGACGATCGATTGGGGTGGTCATCTCACGGCCGCTGGCGACTTCTTGATGGGCTTGTGGAGTGCCGTCCTCGCGAAGATCCAGACGATCGACTGGGCGGGAATCATCGGCGGGGCTGGGGACTTCCTCGCCACCCTCAAGACCGGCGTTGTCACAGCGATCCAGACGATCGACTGGGGGACGGCGATGCAGACAGGCAAGGACTGGCTCGAGACTCTCCGTCAAATGGTCGTGAACAAGATCACGCTCATTGACTGGGCTGGAGCTTTGACGAACGCTGGGGACTTCCTTCTCAGCTTGAAGGAGAAGGTCGTTGCTCAGATTCAAGCCCTCGATTGGGCTGGAGCGTTAGAAGCCGCTACCGACCTCTTCAAGCCTCTCGTCGATACGGTCACAGCCAAGATGCAAGGCATCGATTGGGGCGGCGGAGCAGTCTCCTTGACCGACGTCTTCACTGGGATGAGGGATACGATGCTGGCGAATATGACGACAGCATTGTCGGAGTTCAGCTTCACCGACGCGATCACGAACTTCAATGCGAATCTAACGACGGCGATCAACGACGTCGATTGGGACGTTGTCGGCCAAGCGATTCGAGACTCGTTCGTAGCCTTCATCACGGCCCCAGCCTTCTTGGCACTCTGGACGATCGATAGCAAGAATTGGTCGAGCTTCGCTACGACGGTCAAGAGCTCCATCTCGACGATCGACTGGGGAGAGATCGGGGCTAGCTTCGGTCCGCTGAAGGACGCTATCGGGAAGGCTCTTGGAGAGTTCGCTTCCGGCTTGACCAAGGGCTTCTCGACGCCTGAGTGGCTAGCCGGCTTCCTCGCTTGGAAGTGGCCCGACCCGACACAGCTGCTCGAATGGAAGTGGCCTGATCTGACCGACCTTCTGAACTGGGACTGGCCGTCATTGCCCAGCTGGGAATGGCCCGAGATCGGGATGCCTGATTGGGTCAACAACCTTCTCAGCTGGAACCCGTTCGGTGGCCCGAAGGCCGAAGGCGGTGCTGTCAAGTCGGGAACGACCTACACAGTAGGCGAACGTGGCACGGAGCTCTTCACACCGAATCGGTCGGGGACGATCATCCCCAGCCACGAGCTCAACGCCTGGATGAGTGAACACGTCCAAGGCCAGTCGTCAGGGGGACCGATGATCGGGGTAGCGAACATCTACAACGAGCTCGACGTCCGTGATGTCGCATACCAAGTCGCGACGTACCAGCAAAGGTGGAAGTAGATGTATCTCGACATCTCCGACGGGACAACGACGGTCGTCTTGAGCGGGACATCGCCAGTGACCGGCTGTACGTTCTTCCCGAAAACCTCCCAGTACAAGAACGGCGACTGGCAGCCCGTGACCGAAGATGCGATCGTGAACCTTCGGGGCACTCATACGGCGATTCGGTCGACCACGAACAGTGTCGAGGGCTTGATCCAGGCTGCCATCCGACGTCAGGAGACTGGCGTAGGTCCTCGAGTGTACGTCAACTACAAGCCCGTGGATTCGGACTCGTCCACCTACCGAAGCGAGATCATCGACGGTCGCGTCAACTGGTCGACAGAGCCCGGGCTACGACGCCTCGGCGATACCAACCCTCCTGCCCAAGTCCAGATCATCTGGACACGACAAGCAGGCTGGGACGGTGCTGAAGCTGAGCTGAGCGTCTCGTCGAACGGCCAGTCCGCTGCCACGGGAGGACGAACGATCACGAACAATCCCGCTGGAGCCAACTGGCTTCAGGCAGCCGCTGCTCAGGTCGGGGGTGTCTTGCCGACTCCCGTTCGGATCGAGCTAACGAACAGCACGGGTTCCGGCCAGGCCTACCGGAAGCTGGTCGTGAATGTCAACGCTTACAGCGACCCAGCCAACCTCGTCTACTACCTTCAGGGCGAGGCAAGAATCTCGGGAGGGTCGACCTCCTCCGACGCTACGTGCAGTGGTAGCAGTCGTCTTGACTTCACGGCCACGTCTTCGATCACGACCTTCCAGTGGACGCTACCAGCTGCGGACATGCAACGAACAGATGGCCGTCGGGCACGTCTCGTAGCCCGAATGAATTCGATCACGGGGATCCTCTTCGTACGACCGAAGATCTTGGACGGGGCCGGGAATCAAGTCCTCTGGCAAGGCGACGAGCTCAGTCTCGGGACGTTGTCGGATGCAACACTCTGGGATCTCGGCATCGTCCCGTTGCCGCCAGGAGGCTACGGTGGCTCGTACGGGGCTCTCAGACTGGGCTTAGACGTTCGGGGAGCTTCGACATCGTCTCTCGACGTCCTCCAGCTCTCGATGATCGACGCCTATCGCTTCTACGAGCTGCCGAGTGTGTCGGTTGCGAACAACGCTACGATCGTTCTCGACAGCATGGAGGGGAGGAACTACATCTCGACTAGTGGGGCTTGGACGCCCTTGCCGGTAGCCTTCGGCGAGCCGATCATGGTGCAGCCCAACACGCTCCAGCGTCTCCACTTCCTTTACGAGATCGCCGCAACCAACGGAGTCCCGATCACGGGGACGTTCAGCGGTCGTGTCTACTATCGACCTCGGAGGCTCACGGTATGAGGTTCTACATTCAAGTCTACACGCCGACAGGGGCGACGACGAGGATTGCGGTCCCTATCCCGTCCGTACTGAACGTCGAGCCCCGAGCTTGGTCGAGCGTAGCCGAAGGCGGTATGTGGGATGCCGAGGTGATCATCTCGGGGCCCTTGAACGAGCTCATCGGCCTAACCGCTTGGCTAGGGCACCAGATCGAGATCTTCAACGAGAACGGGACGATGGTGTGGTGGGGAGACATCGACACGATCGAGGTCGTTGAGAGAGGTCTTCGTCGAGGGATCGACCTGACGAGGATGTCGAATCGCATCGCTGTCCGGTATTCTCAGAAGCAGTCCGGCGGTGGGGTCCTCTCCGCTGACACGACCTGGCTTGATGACCTCTACAGCCAGGCCCTGTACGGCATTAGAGAGAAGCGCTTGACCCCTCAAGGGCCTATGAGTTCTAACGAGGCAACAGCATTTAGGGGTACAGAGCTTACCAAGCGCTCGGTCCCCTCCTACACGCTAGGGATCGATTCCGCACCGACGATGGTTCGTCTCTACTGTCGTGGGTACTACCAAGAGACGAAGCGACGATATTACACGAACCCGTCCGGCTTCGAGGGCCACCTCGTCACTAGCACGACCCCGTACCCGTTGGGCTTGGGGATCGTCAGTCAGACGTCAGTCGCCTTCTCCCGTCGAGCGTCATCGATCGCTCATACGACGGGACAGTTCAAGAACTTCAGCACCGGGTACAAGTTCCGGGTCTCGGGCGCAGGTGCTTCGAACAACCTCACCTATCAGGTCGTGGGCACGGACGATCGGGATCCCGTCTCCTATCTCTCGACAGCTGTGACGTTCTCTCCGAACGACGACATGGTCGATGCGAATGGTGGCTTGGGCTTCATCGATACGAACGACATGTTCCAGATCTCGGGCTCCGCGAGTAACAACGGAACTTGGATCATGGACAAGCCCGGAGCGGTAGCGGTCGAGATCAACGGCACGTTCCACGGGTCGATCGTCGTCTCCGAAGCAGCCGGGAATCCCGTTCAGTACTATCGGGGGAACCAAGTCCGTGTGACAGCTACCCCCGGAGCCAATGAGGTTGCGGGCAATTCGGTCTCGGCAACCGTCTGGGGTCAGCGATATTATCAGACGTTCACGTTAGCAGCCAACACGACCTGGACAGTGGACGGCATCGACATCCAACTCCAGATGATCGGCGGACCGGTTGACTCAGTGAAGGTCGACCTCTATACAGACAGCGGTGGCCTCCCGGGGTCCCTCCTGAAGACTGCGTCCGTTGCCTCGTCGAGCATCCCGACAGAGCTCGGATGGGTCTCGTTCGACTTCGACAACCTTCAAGCTCTCTCGTACGGAACGACGTACGGGATCTTGATCTCCCGAACGGGGGCGAACGATTGGGATGACTACTACATGGTCGGGATGGATCTGTACGGGCAGTACACGGGAGGCAGTTGCAAGGCGTACGACGGCTCAGCGTATCAATCGATCGGAGCCGATCTGGTCTTTCGTGTCTTAGGGGGTGTTGATACCGGGACTCAGATCGCTTCGATGCTTCAGGCTACCTCTGGGTACATCGCCGTTCAATCGGTTGCGACGGGAGTGGTTTCGAACCAGTATCGAGAAGGCGAGCTAGTCATCTACGACGAGCTCCAGGTCTTGCTCCGAGCGGGAACGAGCTCCAGCAATCGATTGATTGCTTCTACGACGAGAAACAAGTCCGTGGTCGTCTCGGCGAAGCCCGATAAGTCGACCGCCCGATGGCTCTGGCGGGGACAGAACGATCTCGTCGACATGTACGGTCAGCCAGCCGAGCCCGGTCTTCTCCCTGCAGGCGAGTGGGTGAAGCTCGGCGATGCATCGGACCTTGGTCCCTGGTCGGCGCTATCGCCGATCTTCGTCGAGCGTGTCGAGTACAGTGCAAATCGGGGTTGGGTTCTCACGCCCGAGAACACCGACGATCTCTTCGATACAGGAGCGTCACAGGGATGACAGACACCGTCACTTCACTAGCCCAGAAGATCCGTCCCTTCTGGCTGAAAGATCTCGGGGCATCGGCCCCGACGACGAGCGGTGGTGGCTCGATGTCCGCTCACGTTCTGAACGGGCCGTATCACACAGGGACGCTCGATCAAGCTCAGGCACCTTGGGCAGTCGATACGACGACCTTCACGGCCCATACGAGCAATCCAGATGCCCACCACGCCAAGCTTCACAACATCACGGATGCTGCGAACCACTCGGCCACGGGAGCTCAGTATCAAGTAGTCGGGCTAACGGCCGTGAACACTCTCGGTCTGCTCACGCCTTCGTCCTCCCCAGCAGCGAACGCGATCATCAAGACGGACGGTGCGTCATCCGTGACGTTGGTGGACTTGACAGTGACATCTGATCTGTTCGTGGTCGGGACTCTCGACTTCGGCACCGACGTCATGTATGAGGATGCCAGCTACCTACAGGTGACGGGCAGTAAGGCGGTGAGGTTTGGACAGAACATCGGCAATGCCAACTGGACGGTGTACAACGCCGGCGGGGCAAGCTTTGGCGGCTCGGTGGACATCGTAGGCAGCGGCGACCTCTACGTCGCTGGTTCGCTGGGCGGCGCCGGCGGCGTGCTGAAGACCTCGGGGAACCGTGTCGGCATCGCCTGTGTGCCTGACCCGCAGTTCGCACTCGACATCGCAGGACCGGCACGAGCGCAATACTGGATTGGGCCGCATGCCCTGCAAATTGACGACGCCATCATGATCTGCCACTACGACGGCGCCCGCCCTTTCAACAGTAACTATACGGGCATTGCCCTTGGGCACATGGGGCAGGTGGGAACCATAACGAATGCCGTCGTCTATCGACCGGGAAAATTTGGCAAGGCGTTGCAGGTCGGCGAGTCCGGTTACAACTACTGTCCCAATCCATCGGCGGAGCTGGATGCAAGTGGCTGGACGCAGGAATACAACGGCGGCACGCTGACCAGCCAGGCGAGAAGCACCGAACAAGCATGCTACGGCACGTACAGTATCAAGATGACGGCGAGCGCCGCCAGCACCTATGTTTATAATCAGCCCCATTATCATGGGCCGGCCAGCACAGTCGCCTGGAATGTGGGGACGACAGCAACGCTCTCTTGTTTCGTGCGCGGCTCGGGGACTTGGCGTGTGGTCTTTGAGGACGCTGGGCAGAATCTGAACGCGTACCAGCAGGTTACATTGGCGGCCGCCGACGATTGGCGCCGCATCGTGCTTACTGCCACCAATGGCGGCGCCAATCAGGCATCGGTGAGACTGTCATTTTTCCCGTGGTCAAGCGGCTGTACTCTGTACGTGGACGGTGTTCACTACGAACAGACGGCTCGCGCTTCCGCTTACCTTGATGGATCTCTGACGTCTGCGCCGGGACATGGGTGGTATGGCACAGCGCATGCTTCCGCTAGTTATCGCAACGGCGGCACACTCTCCTACACCTTGCCATCAATCGCCTTTGACAGTCCAGTCTCTTTGATGGCCTGGGCGAACATGGACGGCATCGGGGCCAAAAACTATAGCTACCTCTGGTATGTGGCTTCCGACGCCTACAGCGCCTATATCAATTCAGCCAACACGCTAATTGTCGGCGGCGTCAACTGCGGCACTATGCCAAGTGGTTGGGTGCACATCGCCTTAACGACGGACGGCAGCGGAACAGTAACCGCCTACGTGAATGGGGCGAGCAAGGGCAGTGCTTCAATTTCACGCTCCGCCTTAACAACCATCTACGTGGGTGGTCAGTCCGGCGCATTGCAGTGCAACGGCATAATTGACGACTTTGCCATCATCGGGCGAGCACTGCCGGACAAGGAAGTACTGAGCATCTACAACAGCGATGCTCCTATCTTCGCAGAAACGGCGACCGTCTCCTGGGTGGCGACTCCCTCCGGCCTCGTGTGGGCAGATGAGCGGGGCTTGTGGATGCGTGACGCCACCGGCAATCCCGTGTTGGGCGTCTACGGCGGCGAGGCGGCGCTTTACAATTGGGGCGGTTTCGACATGGCCGCCGGGGATCTGGTGCTCGGGCGCAATGCGGTGGGCAGCTCGGCAATTCGTTGGCAAAAGGCAAGCGGCAAGTTCGGCTTCTACGGTGGCGGTAGCGGTACGCCTCAGGTCGAGATCGCTACGGACGGCAAGCTGACGGCGGGGGCCGGCAAGGTTGCCTTGGACAGTACCGGATTCCATGCGTACAACGCTTCTAGTAATTTGTCGATCGATATTAACTCAGAAGGTATCTACATGCGGGACGGCGGTCCCCGCACAACGATTACAAGTTGGACAAGTGGAAGCCGTATTCGTTGGGGCGCATTAGGGGAAATATACGGGGCTGATAATGAAGTGTACCTTGACGATTCATCAATATCGCGCACGCTTTACCCAACAGTAATCCGCGCCATTCGTCAAGGCAACGACGCCGCCTTGATTGAACTGGCGGCGGTCCGTAGCGATACGGGCGCGGGCGCAAAGATCATTATCGGTGAGGGCTTCCGGCTGAAGGGCTACTTCACGGGGAGTGGTAACAGCTACCAGACGAATCGCGTTGTCCATCTGATCGCGGATGACGTGATCCTCGAGGGGAACAATCTGCAGTGGATGAACTTGACGACTAGTGCATCAGCGGTCGGTGCCTACGCAGGCAAAGTCAAGATCCGAATCAACGGTACAGACCGCTACATTCAATTCTACTCATCATAAGGAGTGACATGGCACAAGGAGCACGTGAACTATCCATCCGCGTCAGGGACGCTCTGCTCTTCTGGGAAGAAGCACAGCAGGCGACTCCGACCACGTTGATGGGAGAGCTCGAGAAAGAAGCTCAAGCCGGACTGACGACGATCCAGAACGTGGTCGATGATATGTCTCGACAACGTCGTCTCTGGACTGCGAACGGAATGAACGAGATCTTGGCCAACCCCGAGGCTCCGACCGACGGTTCCTTCTCCCGGGAGCGTTGGCTCGAGATCAAGGAAGCGTTCGACCTGCTCGGGGTTTGGATGCAGACGCCACTCCCCGAATGTGGTGTCCCTCCCTTGGTCGTGATCTCTCGTCGTGGCAACCCGCCTGTGTCGGGAGGTAACGAATGATCACGATCAACGGTCGGGCCCGAGCAGATGTCGAAGCGATTATCGAGACGATCCGTGCCGGCAAGAAGGCAGAGGATCATCTCCCCACGTATATCGAAGCCCTGGCTTCGGCCTTGGACGTTCCGCCGGGATGGCTGTTCGACCATAGGACGATGACGTTTCGCCCTCCTCTAGAGGACGATTCGCAAACCATTGATGTCAGTAAGGAGAACTAGATGAGACGTCTCGGATTGCTTCTGCCAGTTGTCTTGGCCTTGTTCGTGATCGGGAGGGGTCACGGGCAAGATGTCTTCCTCCCCGCTCTTAGTGGCGGCTCAACTCAGATCGTCGAACTTCGTGTCGGCGATATCGACGTCCCGGTCAGTCTGACGTCTACCGCTGGTGTCGTGAGCTTCTCCCCTGCTCATGCTCCGGCTGGAGCTATCGTCACAATCACGGGGTCGGGCTTCAGCAACACTGTGATGGTCCTGTTCGGAGGTACCTCGGCAGCTTTCACGGTCGACAGCGATACGTCGCTTCGAGCTCAAGTCCCTGTAGGAGCTGTCAGCGGAGTCATCTCGGTGATCACGCTGGCGAATAGTGCTCAACCGTTCGTCGTAGACTCGGTACTGCCCACGGCCACAGCGACCGTTCAGCCACCGACACAGACGCCGATCATTCTCCCGACGGCTACGTTCACCCCTCAGCCATCAACAGCTACGCCCGTCCCGCCGACGGCTACAGTCATCCCGCCGACTGAGACCAAGGTGCCGCCAACTGCGACTTCTCCCCCGCCGTCGGCAACACCGACCTCAGTTCTCCCGACAGCGACCCCGGGGCCAGCTTCCTCGGGGATTTGGATCTCACAAGCTGAGATCGACGCCCTGCCCATGTCGGGAGCGGGATGGAACGAGACACTAGCAGCAGCCGATGCTTCGGCCGGCTCGCCGTCTCTGAGCAATCAGGACAGCAACAACAGCACCAGCGTAATGGCTCAGGCTCTCGTCTGTGCTCGAACGAAGATCGCTTCCTACTGCGAGAAGGTCAAGACAGCCCTTCGAGCGGTCGCTACCGGGAACCTCGAAAGTGGCACTCGGGCTCTTGCTCTTGGTCGCGAGCTGATCGGGTACATCCTATCGGCCGATATCGTCAATCTGAAGGTTCTCGACCCCACGTTGGATGGTCAGTTCCGGACGAAGATTCGGTCGCTGCTGACTTACCCGACTACAGACGGCCCCGACAGTCTGATCGAGTGTGACAATGAGAGGTCGAACAACTGGGGAGGCCATTGCGGTGCGTCTCGCATCGCAGCTGACCTGTACCTCGGAGACACGACCGATCTAGCGGCGGCTGCTAACGTCCTCCGTGGGTGGATGGGAGATCGGTCGGCGTACGCTGACTTCAAGTACGGTGAGCTCGACTGGCAAGCAGATCCCAGCAAGCCCGTCGGTGTCAATCCGGTCGGTGCACAGATCTCGATCGGCGGGCAGATGCGTCCGGTTGGCGGCGCCGAGCCTGAAGAGATGCGTCGTGCAGGATCTCCGACATGGCCCCCGACCAAGACCGACTACGCTTGGGAAGGGTTGCAAGGGCGATTGGCATCCATGTGGATGCTCTATCGCGCAGGCTACAATTCTCCCGAGTGGGCCGATCGGGCCTTCCTTCGCGCTGTGCAGTTCCTGTACAACCTTGGGTGGGTGGCCGAAGGCGACGACCAATGGCAAGTGCCCCTCATCAATCGGATCTACGGGACTTCCTTCCCCGTCACTGGGGGAGGCAAAGGGAAGAACGTAGGCTGGACGCTCTGGGCGTTCGGCCAGTAAGGTAGACATCCATGCCAGCACCATCGATCGGCGCTTATACAGTAGCCTCGAGAACATCGAACGGGACCTCCCTCGCATGTAACGTCCCGTCGTACTCTCCAGGCGATACCCTCTACTATGCGTTCGCAAGTGACGCTGATGCTAGTGCAGCGTCGATCGATGGTACTGGGTGGCTGACAGTCGTCAACAACTATCCCATCCCGGCTTCGGGTGTTGCCGACGCAGGCCGCTTCTGTCTCTGGAAGCGACCAGCTTCGAGTGAACCCGCAAGCTATACGGTATCCTGGGGCGTATCCGAACGTGCGGTCATCGTAGCTTTCATCGTCCAGGGCGATGGCGACTTCGAAGTAACCCTGATGAGCTCCGACGGCAGTACGAGTGCCCCAGTAGCTCCTGACTTATCGACCTCCCAAGCCGATTGCTTGCGGATCGACATCATCGCGGACTCGACCGATCGAACGCCAATCGGGACGTTGAGCGGTCGGACGGTTCTCGTAACACAAGCAGCAGCTTCAGCCGGTACGATCTCGATCCAGTACAAGACGCTCGCCAGCTCGGGCCTGGACGCGACCACCAGTACGACTCAAGCTTCGACCTACTGGTCGATGCATTCGTTCGCAATCGCCCCAGTAGCTTCGACGAACAAGACAGTCACCGATACGGGGTCGGGGAGTGACGGCACCCCAGCGATCGGCGTTGCCCTTGGCATCAGCGATACAGGCGCAGGGGCCGAGACCTTCGGTGGCCCATCAGCATCGGTACCGGTCTCGGATACAGGGTCGTCGGTCGACGTTCTGTCTCGACTCATCGCATCGCTGACCGTAGGGGAGACAGGGTCGACGACCGATGCTCTAGCTCAGCTAGCTTCGTTGTCAATCGGCGACAGTGGATCATCGACGGACCTCTTGTCGTCATTGACCGCTGCGATCCTATTGGGGGACAGCGGTGCTACGATCGATGCGATCAGTAACATCGTCGTAGCACTAGCACTATCCGATACAGCAGCAGCGACAGACCTTCTAAGTGTCCTCATCTTGAAGGCTATCGACGACACAGCGTCTGGGTCTGATCTGATCAGCTCGATTACGACAGCCCTAGCTATTGCCGATACCGCCGTAGCTGTCGACGCCCTTCTGGCCGTCCTCTACCAGATTGTCCCGGAGACGGGCACCGGTGCGGACCTAGTCGCCTCCATAGCATCGACCCTGTCCGTAGTAGACAGCGGTGCAGCGACGGACTTGATCAGCATCTTGATCTCGAAGCTGATCGCGGAGACAGCTTCTGGAGCTGATCTGGTTGCGTCGATCATCTCCGCATTGGTCGTGGCCGACTCTTCGTTGGCCGTCGATGCTGCATCGGTCGCTGCGATGGCTCTAGTGGCCGAGTCCGGTGCTGCAGTCGATGCTCTCGTTGTTCTCTATCTAGTCTTCCTGGCCGAGAGTGGCTCAGCACAAGACTTCATCGCCGCCGTCGTCGCTGCGCTGACCCTACAGGACAGCGGCGGTGCGATCGATGCTATCAGTAGCATCGATGCTTCCGTCCCCATCGCAGACACCGCTACAGGTGTCGATAGTCGATCGATCTCAGTCACGTTGTCTCTGACGGATTCGGGATCGGGGACAGACGACCTCGCTAGAGCGGTCTTGGTTGCACTCGCAGAGAGTGGAGCTGGTGTCGACAGTCTATCGTCGATCACAGTCAGCTTCAGCATCCCGGACTCCGCATCCTCGACCGATGGCATATCCCTCCAAGCAACTGTGGTCGTGGCAGATGCAGGGTCTGTCACGGACGCCCTCAGTGCACTGACGGAGGCTATCAAGCAGATCACCGAGACAGGTCTCGGCTCTGATACAGTTGTCTCACCGCTCGTGTCGGTAACTCTCGACGACCTCGGGTCAGGGAATGACCAACCGTCGATCAGCGTGACGCTGAACATTACCGATGACGGGCAAGGTAGCGACCTTCTCTCCATAGCAGTGTCGACGATGATCACGATCGTTGAAGCCGTAACAGGCATCGACCAGATCTCGATTAACGTCTCACCGATCGGAGTCATGGAGGTTGCGATCGCGACCGACCAAGCAGGAGTGGCCGCTTCGTTGACGATCCAGGAGAACGGGTCTTCGACAGACGATGTCTTCCAGCAAGCATTGGTTGCGATCTTAGAGTCGGCATCGGCCGTAGATTCTCTCCCCAGCGTTGCGGTCAACGCCGTGGTAGACGATCTGGGGTCGGTCGCCGACTTGATCGGTAGTATCGAAGTAGTGCTGAGTGTGCTAGAGAGCGGGTCGGCGGTCGACTTCGTCCTCTCGTTCGACTCGGCAACGAGAATTGTCAAAGTCGACTTCTCGTTCAAACGGCGAACAGTAGAAGGAACGTTCTCGAAGCGGACAGTCGACCTGGCGGTCGGACTTCGGCAGATTGAAGCCCTCTTCAGCAGCTAGAGCGAGACGTCTGAGTTCGCGATCGAGAACAACTGAGATCTCAGGAGATGAGAATATGGTACCCGAGAAGTTCAACTATGCAACACGGTGGGTCATTCGTCGCTATGCTGACGAGCAGGCCTTCCTCATGGACCAGCCCTCTGAGGTTGTGTCACCCGATGGCGAGATCCTCCCGGCCGAGACGATCGTTGATGGGAACTTGCTCCTCAACGAGGGCATCCAGCTGCTCGAGGATCTGCTGATCGGTGCTGGCGGTACGGCCTACAACAACGCCAGTGCGTACCTGGGCGTCGGTGACTCAACGACCGCTGAGAGTGCTGCTCACACGGGCCTCCAGGCCGCGACCAACAAGACCTACAAGGCGATGCAGGCTACGTACCCTCAACGGTCGAGCCAGACCATCACTTGGCGTGCGGTCTTCGCTTCCGGCGATGCCAACTACGCTTGGCAGGAGTTCACGATCGTCAACGCTTCGACTGACTCTGGCACGAACCTGAACCGGAAGGTCAGTGCTCAGGGGACGAAGGCGTCCGGCCAGACGTGGACTCTCGACATGACCTTGACGATCAGCTAATGTTCAAAGTCAACGAGGGAACGACAGCTTACGTCACTTTCTCGTTCAAGGACAAGTCTGGGTCCCTCGTAGCTCCCACGGCGATCCTCTATTGGATCGATGACGTGGCCTCCGGTCAGCGTGTCCGGGAGTCGACAGAGGTCGACGCTGGAAGTGTAGTCGAGATCAAGCTGACGACTACGGACACGCGGATCGTGGCCTCGACCTCCCTCTCGGAAGAGAGACGGATCACAGTCCGTGGGGATTACGGGGCGGACGATGCAGTCGTGAGCGAGACGTTCTACGAGGTTGTGAACCTAGCGGGAGTGTAGACGGCATGAGGGTCCTGGTCATCGCTCCTGACCAGCCCGGCATCGATACGCTGCCTGAAATCCGGTCTATTCAGCGGCGTCATCATATGTCGATCTTGGGAGGGACAGTCAAGCCGCAGGACATCTACGATGCATGCAGGGATACGAGATTCGACGTCCATCATTACGCTACACACTCTGGGCCAACGGGCGCTCTCCTCTCCGATGGAGTTCTGTTCACCGAAGAAGACATCGCCCAAGTCGCTCGAATGAAGGGAACGGACACGCTCTTCTTCAACTCGTGCGAATCAGGTCGACTCGCTAGCTATGCAGTACGTCACGGCGTTCGGTTCGCGATCCATACGAACATCGATCTCGACGATCGTGATGCTTGGAAGTCCGCACTGTCGTTCTATGGTTACCTGGAGAACGGTCACAGTCGGGACATCGTTGGTGCCTACGTAGTCGCCGATAACGGCGACGGCGACTACGGGCTTCAGATCTCGCCGCCATACGTAATCGAGCTCCAACAACGGGCGGAGGCCGCTATCCTCCCCCGACCTGGCACTATGATCATCTCACGGGTACAGATGGTCTTGGTCGGAGTGGGTATCCTCGCCGCTTCGGGGCTTTGGACAGTCATACTCAACGCACTGTCTGGGAGGTAAAGATGCATGTCGGGATTCTGGCCCAAGAATCTACGACGATCGCGAGTACGCTTTCTCTTGTGTTCGGTGGGCTTCTGGTCTACACGTTCATGATCGGGTTTCGAGGTCAGTACCTGCTCTGGTTAGCCGTAGGCTTCTTCGGGCTGTCTCTGTACTTCGGTCTGCTCTCGATCAGTAGTGGACCACAACCAGTCCTCAGTCGAGGCGATATCGCTCGAACCATGAGGGAAGTGTTGATCGTTTCGTATCTTCTGCTTGCAGTCGGGTTTGTTCGGGTCGCGAGACGCCTCTGGCGTTACTCGGGATCGTGTAAACACACTCCGGAATAGACAAAGGAAGACGGCGCCCCGCAGCGCCGTCTTCGTCTTCCCCCCTACAGGCACTTCGTCGTGTCGATGTCGTACCATTCGTCGTCTTCTGCGATGTGGCCAGGTTCGCCATCGATCTCAACGTCGAACTGGCTGTTCATCTCCCCGAACCGAACGTTGCCGAACTTCTGGTCGTTGAAGTGGACCAGGACCGGCTTCGCCCAATCGACGATCTCACCCTCTGCATCTACGATTGCGTAGAAGCCGTTGAGCTTCTCGACTACCTTGTAACCGAAGTCTGCCATCCAGGTCCGGAGCACTGCGATGTCGAATCCGTACCGCTTGATGGTCGGGATCGTGCTCTTCACTACGATGACCTTCTCGCGGTTGAGGTAGCTGCTGGTGCTCTTCTGCAGCTTCTGGAACCGTTCGATCTTCTCCGGAAGGTCCTCTTCGATCGCCTTCTCGAGCATCTTCGCTGCCCAGGCGTTGAGGAATTCGACCTCTTCGCGGCTGATCTCCCGCTTCTGGTTCCACTTGATTTCGAGCTTGCTGCCTGTTAACATTGTGATCTCTCCTCGTGTTTTCTCGTTTTCAACCACCGTCCTCTTAATTGTAACGTACGAAGATAAAGGCCCGATTAAGACGAGATTAGACTCCCGTGATTACAAGTGACCGTTGAGTATCACCTTCGGCAGGAAGAGAAGCGGCAGTGGCTTCGGCTCCGGCCGTTCGTCCTTCTCGCAACCACATGGTCGGGGAGGAGCAGGCGGGATGAAGATCGGAGGTCGATTGACTTCCGCAGGGGAAGCCTTCGTCTCGCACTGATACTCAGGCGGAGGCATACCGACGTCAGATGGGGCGACGTTGAAGCACCTCCCTGAGAGGATCACGGACAGGTACAGCATGACTTGAAGCATTGACGTCTCCTTGACAACATGCCAGGAGAGCGATTCACGAGGAACCGCTCTCCCAGGGGCCTGATGGCGCAAGTTTGTCTCTTCGACGTATCCGAGCCCGACTTGCGGCGTTGCCTCGGCTTTCGAACGGTCTCCCCTTGGCCGGTGGACGAGCCTCCACGGTAGACGCCGTGGACCCATATGACGAGCTCCTTCGGAGCTCTCTGCAGCAGTCGACTCTCGTCGATGCTATAGAGGGATTCGAAGG